GATCTTGAACGTTGCGAAGGCGAGTGTTCCCGCTCGCCATTCTGCGATGATTCTCTTTGCTATCGGCTCGGGCTTGAACGCACAGACCGGTTCATTAAAGCCTATTGTAGTTCCAAGGGTAACTCCGACCGCCCATGCTCCCGTGGTTCCGTCGTTGATGTTGTATGTTACGACGGGTTCTCCTCCGTACCTGAAGATCAAGATCTGATTCGTCGTCTCCCAGAACGACATACCGATGATCGTTCCGAGATCTCCGACTGCGTACATGTCGGACAACCCGTCAGTCGCGGGATCATAGATCATCAAGTTCTCGTCATTCTGTTCTCCATAGACATACAGATGGTCGTTCAGATAGTCGTAAGTAACAACCGGATTCGTCCACCCATCAACGTTCAGTCCAGTCGTGTCGCCGTCGACGAACGTATCGGACGACATGTTGTAAAGCGTCACTCGATTGGGTCCGACGATATAGAGCGTCTGCCCCGCTGAACAGTATCCGAGATTCGACCCTTGTTTTCCCGTCGAGTCGTCCGCGAGCTTAGTCGTCGATCCATCGGTAAGAGCGTACTTGATGATATGCGGATCGGTGTTCGTTGGAAGACTGCAATAATGGAAGAGCGCCTGATCCCACGTCCCGACAGGTTCGCGGTTGTTATACATCCGGTCTCCGTACGGAATATAATCGTTATATTCGTCAACCGGCGTGTGGTCATCATAATAGAATCCGTGATTGACCATGTCGATGAATGTTTCTCGTGTCCACTCGGTCAAACCTGTCGCGCTCCTGTACATTCTTCCTCCCGCCATAAGCGCGCTGTTCTGTTTGATATGATATATCAGACCGTTGTCCGGAGTGTTCCACGGAAGAGGCTTGCTCGATTGCGCGGGGGATCCGTACCATGCGATCGTGAGCGCCATGTCGTTTGCGATCGCGGACACTATGTCCGGTTGAGTGTAAACCGTGTAAACAGGCATCGTCGTTTCTGGTTGATAATTCGCCGTTGCGCGAATGATGTTCATCCACGGTCGATCCGGGTTCTCCCATATTCTAAAGGTGATCGATCCCCCGTCTACGCTGTGTTGAACTCCGCATTCGAATTGACCGAGATCTCCGTCCTCGGATGCGGTCAGAGAGAAGATCGCTTGTGATGCTCCGGAGGCGACCGTCTCGCACTCAAACGTGAACGTCTGTTCTGTATCGTAGTTGTAGAAGTTCGGTCGGTTCTTTAGCTTTACCTCATCAACGGATCCGGTTAGTCCATCCGTAAACGTTACCTTCAACCAATAGAGCGCAGTCTCGATTCCGTTCATTAATTCCTTGAACCACGCTCCAGGAGGAGTGAACTCGACGAGTCCGTCGAGCGCCATCGTCACCGCTCCGGACTGTGTCCCGTCAACGAGATCCTCGACCGTTGTCCAGGTCGACCCGTCCCAATAGTAAGCGCCCATCGTAGACGCATCGACGTTTGCGGTAGAGATCCCGACAAAGAACTTGTCGAACGGGTACTCCTGAGCGATCACAAGATACGAGTCTGAGTCCGGAATAACTCCGTCCAAGGATGTTAATTGCGAGTTATCCGCGACCTCGTCCGTAATGTCGAACTGTGTCCCTCCTGAAATCCAAGCTTGCATTGCATACGGGTATCGCATGAGAAACCCGCGTCCGAAGTTATAGGACTCGTAGCTCGGATCTCCAGGGACCACAACAGAGCCTAGCTCCGTGACCTCAACCATATAATTCGACCGGGTCAGTCCGTCAAACGTCCCCGCCGCTTCCATTGATGCCGCGCTGATTGTAACAGCGTCCGAGTATTTTCGGACCTGCGAGACATATGGTTCAGCGATCGAAGACGCCGTGATGGTCGACGTCAGTCCCGCGATACTTTCATAGACGACAAACATCTCTGAATTCCTCCCGTCCTAGCTGAAGGAGGGGTTCTGTTTATTGCTGACCCACGGGATTCGACCGTTCGCAGCTAACTGATTGAGGACCGGAATGATCTTATCGACAACCCATTTTTGAAGATCGTCTTTTACGAAAGCTTCCGGAGCGGTAAAGTTGAACGTATATTGATTCGAATAGTTGTTCACGACCTTGTCCGCTTGTATCGGAACCGCATCTTGGAAGGGAACCGGGCCGATGGGGGGAGCCATACCCATCGATCGCGTTCCTCTTCCCGGAGTGCTTATTTCGTTCATGATGGACGTTGTCCCTCCTCCTCGATTGGATGATCCTCCTCCCTGTCCGGACTGAGTCGTGTCGAGCAAGCCATATTCACGAAGCCAATCGTTTGTGTTGTACGTAAGAAGCTTATTCAGCGTCTCCTGCGCCTCATACACTTCAGGAGGGACATTCTTGATATCTTTGAGAGACGCTCCCGAAAGTTGGGAGATACCCGCAGTCGACGGAGGAGCGGGAGCTTTCCCCGATCTTCCCCCCTTGACCCATTCCGCGAGCGACTGAGAATAGCGCTCCATGTTCGCGAGGAACGTCTGTGAAAGCTCTGTTATCCCTCCGAGAGTCGTAAACTCAACGCCTTCCGTGTCGACGTATCCTCCGGTTGCTCCAATCCCTCGGATGTCGAAATACTTCATTGCGACGACTTGATCCGCGTAAGCCTGAAACTCTTCCCGGACCTTCCTGATATGAACTGCCTGTTCTTGCATTGACCCAACAACTTGCTTTCCCGCAGTCGTTGCCGCGTTCGCGACGTTGCTGTGTCCCTGAGCGACCCCCGCGAGATCGCCCTTCTGTTTCGCCGCGACCGCTTGTTCCTTCGCGCTCATCTCATCGAGGACTTCTCCGTGTTCCTTCGCTCTCGCCTGATCGAGTTTCGAAACGAACTCGAACATATCTTCGTTCGCGTTCTTGAAGCGCTCCGCGTAAATGAGATCGAGTTCTTCGAGTTGTTCCTTGATCTCTCTGTCCCCGGTGAGGACGAGCTTGTGTTCGAGTTCGAGTCGCTGTCTCCAGTAATCCCCTTCGATGATCGCTTGCGCTTCCGCGCGGTTGACCGTCCTCGCAAGGAGTTCGTTGTCCTTCTTTATCGCCGCGTCGATTTCCTTCTGAAGCTCCTTCTTTGTCTTCTTGGTTCTTTTTTCCTGCTCGTCTCCGAGTTTCCCGGTTGTCTTTTTCGCGCTGTCGGCAATCGCGCCGTCCTTCTTCATGTTCGCGTCAAGCTCTTCCTGGACCAGACCGATACGCTTGTCGACTTCTTCGTTCCATACCACGCGAAGATTCTCAAGATTCTTCTTCTGTCGCTCCATCGTCTTCCTGAATTCCGCCTCGACTTCACGGAACGGCGCTCCGAGTTTTCCAGGAAGCTTCCCCATGAATCCCGCTATATCCGCAACCATTTCCCCGAAGAAATGCGCGACCTTTTGCGACCATTCTTTCAACGTGATAATGGATCCGGAGATAATAAAATCAAGATTCGTGAAAATTTCGATCACTTTTGTCAACGGCTCTAAAAACCACTGGGTGGCACGTTCCCCGAAGACCTCGACCGCCGCATTGAATCGTTTTATCGCTTGCGCTGTGGTGTCCGCGTTGACCGCATACGCGCTTTGCGTTGCGCCCGACGTGGTCAATTGTTCGTCGAGATTCCGGACTTGCTCCTCGGTCGCGCTCATGAGCTTCAGAACCGCCGTTCTCGCCTGAGACTCACGGAAGATCCCCGCAACCTGGTCCGCCGTTGCGCCTTCGAGCTTCTTCATGACTCCGGTCAATCCTTCGGTCTTCAACGTCTGAGAACTCAACTCGATTCCGAACTTCGCCGCAGCTTCAACAGACTTCTCTTCGGACTTCAGGAAGGTATCGATCACTCCTCGCAATCCGACGACCGCTTCTTCCGTCGTACCGCCGACCGCCGTCAAGGTCGCGAGCGCCGCGTTCATCTCCTCCATTTTGATTCCCGCCGCCGCCGCTGTCGGAGCAACCTTCGCGACGTTCGACGCGAGCGCTGTGAAGTCCGTACCTCCGCGCTTTACCGCGAGAAACAGAGAGTCGGAAGCTTTCAGTGCTTCGTCCGCGCTCAATCCGTACGCCTTCATCGTTTGAATGAGAGCATTCGTCGACGTATCGACGTCCGTCGCTCCCGCCGTCGCTCCCTTCATCGCGACTTCGAGAACCTTTAGCGCGTCCCTTCCTTCGAATCCGAACGACTGAAGCTTGTACAAAGCATTTGTTGTCGCCTTCCCCGTCTCTCCGTATTGAATCATAAGGTTTTGAAGGTCTTCCTTCATTCCGAAAATCGCAGGACGCATATCCGCGTCGACAAGAGACGCGACTCCCGAGAGTCCCTTCTCGAACTCGATCGTAGAGTCGAGCGCCTTCTTGAAAAGAGCGATGGTCCCGATCGTCCCGACGAGTCCTGTCCATTTGTTCGAAAGCTTCGCGGTCGCCGCAGAGAAACGCTTGTCGAACGAATCGATTTGCGTCTTCGCTCCGGACATCCCTTTCTTCAGTCCGGTGAGATCAAGATTCCATCCGACGACGATATCTTCGAGTCTCATTTCTTATCCTTTTTCAAAGATCCCGAGACCTTTTGCTACCTCGCGCGACCGCTCGACTTCCTGCTCCGTCGCTATCGGTGTTGACTCGCTCGAATCCGACGCTCCCGGAATCTGAGGTTTCTCCGAGAGCATAACCTCAAGAAGAGCGACGACCTCTTCGTACGTGAAATCGTGAAGAGCGCTCTTCCCGTACGTCCCCTGAAAGATATGTTCTATCCTCCAGATGAGTCGGAAGGGGACGGTCCTTGCTTCGGACCCTTCGCTATCTCGGACAGAAACGCTTGAATCATCGCCGCCACTTCCGGAACGTACGCTTTCATCATGGCGTCCTTGATCAAGATAGAACTTTCGAAAAAAGGGTTGACAATCTCCAGGGCGACGACGTCCTCCAGGTTCTTGTTGACCCACTCCGCATCCTTTTCGACTGCGATCGCCGCAAGTTCCGCAACGTACTCGGGACACTCTATCATCATGTTGCGGTTCGCTTGAACGAATGTGAAGCTTGTATTCTCGCCTTCCGACTTCATGACCGTTTCGTATACCTTCGCGACAATGTCGAGCGCGAGGGTTCTCTTTCCCCACGAGATAGGCTTGATCTTGATCGGATCTCCGTCGATGGTTTTGATCTCTTTCGGAAAACGCGATCGAATCGCGTCCTTGAAAGCCTCGTTCTCTTTCGCCGCTTCAGAAGCGGAGGGGTGCTGCGTAGTCGGCATCTCTTGTGCCTTCGATTCTTTTTCGTTCATGTTCAGATCTCCTTTCATAAGATCTGTACGCTCCCTTCAGCCTATGCCTCTGTGAGCTTCCACTTCAGGTAGCGCTTTATTCCCGTCAGACTGTTCGACGCCCAATCCACCGTGCTGTCCAGGACTGTCAAGGTCATCGGATGCGCGTGCGTAGGAGTTCGCGCGAAATCCCTTGCGAGACTTCCGCTTCCTCGAACCGTCCACGCGTAAAGCTCCTCTGTCGCTCCGTCCGGATGTATGTGGACGAGCTTCATCGCCGCTTCCTTCACATTGACGTCCCCGCCGAACTCGAACGTCTGAACGCCTCCGGCATACGCCGTCTCTCCCGCTCCAAGTGCATACGGAAGTTTTGTCAAGTCGATCTGAAGCGCTTCAAGCGCAATCTCAACGCGCTCGGAGATACAGAAGGACTTGATGATCCTCGCCGGATTCCCTTGCGTGACGTCGACAATCTCACGAGTGACGGTGATATTAATCGCTTCTGACACCGCGCCGACATCAACCGTAGGGGTCGATCCGTCAGAGGGTCCGAGATAGATCACAGCGGGTCCGAAAGTCAGTTCTGCTTCCGTGTAGCTCGGCATGTTGAATTCTGTCATTGTACTCACCTCCTTTCCGTCGTAGATTTCCCATCAAGCGTTCGACGGAGTTCTCGGACTCTCATGTCCTTTCCGTTTTTCTTCCATCTCTCGACCGAGTTCCTCGAAGTCTTTCACGATGTCGAAGTTCTCTTTCGACGCTCGGTTCGGAATGTGAACCGTCCGCGCGCATCTTCGACACCGCGTCGACATCGCAACAGGATCGTTCACTTCGAGATAGAATTCCTTCTCCTTGAACCTGAACGTCTTCGCATCCTCCTTGCTTTGTCGACAGATCAGGTTGTCGCACGAACATCGAATGAAGAAATCCGCTCGATCTTCGGTTCGATGTCCTTCGTCTCCGAAGAAATCTCTGTTCTGATCCCCCCGCTCTCCCGGACTCTTCGGTCCTTTGTTCTTTGCCTGATTTCCCATGTCTACACTCCGATACAAGTAAAGTTCCAAATCGACACGAGCGTATAGATCTCCCCGTCGTACATCTTTCCGGGTCCGCTCGCTAGCCTTCCGACCGTGTTCACTCTCGCGTCTCCATATCGGTTCGCGTGAAGCTTGTCGAAAAGGATCTGAAAGATCTCCTGAGCTTCCGCGTAGTCCTTGGACGAATGAACCCAAAACGTCATCGGGACCGGACCCACAAACCCGACCCATTCGGGACGCGCCTCTCCGTAGCTGTAACAGATGCAAGGGAACATCTGATTCGCGACAAGAGCGATTTCGCTCGGATGCACCCTGGTCAACACCCGACCCTTGACGTTCGCGTCCGCGATCAGCGTCTCGTAAAGCAATTGTTCAAGATCGTCAGCGATCATTCTTCCCTCCTTCTACGCCGCCCACTTGACGGACGCCATACGAAGGACGTCCATGAACCCGTCGATGTACAGGTCGATGTTCTCGCGGAGCGTCATTCCCATGAAATCACGAGCGATCATCTTCCTCGTTCCGAAGATGACGAAGATCCCGTGCGGAGCTTTCTGGATGTCGAGGAAGACCTCTCCCGAGATCACGCTCCCGAGCGACGCGTGTTTCTTCCCGATCGCCCCGTGCAAGTATCCGCTCTGTTTGTGAACGAGCCAGTTCGGGGAATGGATCTGTTGAGGAGCGCGTACCGCGTACGGATGTCCGAGCGCCGCGAGATCCTCAAGGGTATGATCCGTCAAGCTCGCCGCCTTCCGGAAGTCGACGTGAATCATGTCGATCACTTCCTCGACCGCGCCCGCTCCCGCGACCGCGAGACGCTCTTCCGCGACGACGATGTCCTTCAAGACCTTCCCTCTGTTCTTCCATTGCAGTCTAACCGCCATTGTTTCAATACCTCAGAAATAGCTCGATCGCTCCGATCCATGCGAGGATCGAAAGGATCCCCGCGAGTATGTAGTACCATCCGACATAGGGCTTCAACATCTCATCCCTCGACGGGTTTCTCCCCTTCGTGCGGAACAGGGATATTGATAAACTTGAACTGACCCATCGCGTTCATGAAGTTCTCCATGTACTGATGATCTTCAACCCGAACGAACTTGCATCCTCCGAGAGCTTCTCGGCACTGATCCGCAGCGAACCGCGCGTACAACTGCGCGAGATGTCTCTTGGCCAGAAGATACGGTTTCGTCGCGTCCGCTTTGAGCAGCCATTGCATTGCTTCGTCAATCTTCCCGAGGTTCAGGAGATGCGTTGCGATCGAGTGCATCGCACGGACGTCCTTCGGGTTCCTCTTCACTTGTTCGAGGTTCAGATCGTAATAGTATTTCATCTTCCCGGCGACGAACTCGTTCGATCGGAGGTATCCCTTGTGTACGCAAGAGAACCCCGCTTTCTCCACTCGAAGACCCTTGTTGTTCACGAGCGCCTCGTCGAAGGTCTCGTGAGCGCATCCCTCGAACCACAGTCGAGGATCTCTCCGGAACATGCGGATGTTCTCGGAGAACGTGACCGGACCGTTCGGATGTACGTTTTGGAACGAGAACAGGATGCAATGGACATCTCGCTGCATCATGCGCCGAAGCTCCGGGAGACATCCCTTCGAGAGCGGGATGTCCTCGTCCGGGTCCATCTGCCAGATCCACGGGGATGTCGCCTTCGAGGACGCGAAGTTCCTCGCCGCTGAGAAGTCGTCCTTCCACTTGTAATCGAAGACGTCCGCACCCATGAGCTTCGCATATTCCTTCGTCTTGTCCGTCGACCCCGTATCGACGAACACGACCCGATCGACGAAGCTCCAGTATTGACGAAGTGCTTCGAGGACGAACTCTTCCTCGTTCCTCCCCAACATACACAGCGTCACTCCGCAATCGTCTTCCCAATTGGAGAGACTAACGTCCTTGTGAACGAGATGTCCGTAATCCTGTCCCCCGATTAACTCCGGTCGTTTGTCCGTGTCGTTCTTCTCGTACCAATCGAATTTCCTTTGACGCTCCTCGAGGTCGACGTATCCGTAATGCTTGATCCGGATGTTGGTCCATCGAACGAACTCGCTCGGATGGTTCGGGATGTTGCCGCAATGAAACCCCTTATCGTTCCCGAGGACGATCTTCACTCCGGGGACCATCCGGAACATTCTCGCGCCGCTGATCTGTCCGAAGACGCCGTCCGTCCTGAACCTGTCGACGGAATCCCACATCGTATTCCAGTGAAAGCAGTACGCGAACATCGGGAAGGGAGGATTCATCAAACGCTCGACGTACGCTCGATCGAACTTGTCTTCGAACTTCTCGTCCGCATCGACCGAGATCATCCAGTCCGCTCCCGCTTCTCGCGCCATGGCGATGAGGAGATTCCTGTCCCGCCGCTCGTCAAGTCCATCCGTCTCGATGATATCGACGACTCCGTGATGTTCCGCGACGACCATCTTGTCCTCGATCAACATTCCGTTATCCACGATCACGATCTCGTCCGCGAACCGGATGACGTTGTCGAGGACTTCCTGAAGAGGACAATCCTTCTGTGTCCACTTCACGCGGATCCCGGCGACGAGCTTCTGTCCCTCTTTGTTGAACTCCTTCTGCCACTTCTTCACGAGGAATTCTCCGTTCGCCACTCCCCCGCGCATGTCCGGGAACTTCTGAAGCGTCACGCTCCCGAAGTGATGAACGAAGGTGTCGCCACAGATGAGCGATCGATATCCCGCTAGCCACGCTCGCGCGACGTAGTCGTTGTCTTCGTATCCTCCGGGATTGCTCTTCCCTTCCTCCATGAACTCGGACCATTCCTCCACGGGACCGACGTCCTCGTATACCTCGCGCTTCATCATGAGACAGAACCCCGAGAGAAATCCCGTGTCGTACCAGTTATGAGAGTTCTGTTTGTGCGCGTTCGTCGCGAAGGTGTCCAGGTTCCCGAGATGGTATCTCGGAGGATTTCCGTTCGCGTCAGTGACCGCCTGTCTTCCCGCCGCAAAGTTCGTACAGGGTCCGATCAGTCCGACGCGATCGATGTTCTTGACCTGTTGCGCGTTGTTCATGGCGTATCGGAGATGCTCTGCCCAATCCGGAGTTACGAGAACATCGTTGTTCAACCATACGAGGAAATCCCCTTTCGCCGCTTCGAGTCCCTGATTGATCGCACGAGCGAACCCCATGTTCATTTCGTTGAAGATCGTTCTCACCGCATACCCGTGACGCTTCTCGATGTCCTCCAGGTATCCGCGCGTCCCGTCCGTCGACCCGTTGTCGACGACAATGGCCTCGAAGTCCCGCGTATGCTTGAAGAGCGCGGTCATGCACTGCGTCAAGACCTGAAGTCCGTTGAACGTGGGAATAATGATCGAGTAAGTCGGCATGTTCATTTCTCCTTCCGTGTCCCGTTACGTCGTCCGATGCGACTCCGGGAAAGGTGTTTTCTCGCCTTCAGGTAAAGGCGAACCCAAGAAGCCGGCCGATTCCGGCGAATCTCTGAGATGTGAATATAGTTCGGACAGAGTTCTCTGTTCAAGAATTCCTTCAGCGTCCGCTTCGAAAATCCCTTGCAAGTGTCCACGATGATCCGGAGATCTCCCGTCTCCGTCCAGGTATGCACCGCGATGTGAGACTCCTCGATCACGAGGACCGCAGAGTACCCGAAGGTCGGACCGAACCGGACTCGGATCTCTTCGATCCCCTTCATCCCGATCTCGAACGAAAGTCTCCAGAGAAGGAGCGCGCCTTCCTCGGGACAGGTCAAGACGTCGAAGTCCTGGACTCCGTAACAAATCGCCTTGACTGTTCTCCCGCCGTCTACGGGAGGGTGTCTCTCCTGAAGGATCATCGATCATTGATCCGAATCCATTCGTTGTTCTCTTGGTTCTGTTGATCGTGGAAGCAAACCTCTTTCCCGTCCGCGTAGACGTGTCCTTCGTGAAGAACGAGCGGAGGAGTACACGCGAACAGGTTCAGTCTGAGACGTTGAATCGCTCTCGTTGTCTCGACGTCGTCCCCGCGCTTGTCCTCGGGTCGACCCGGACTCCATCCTCCCGCGTTCTTGTAGACCTCCGGATCCATGAAGACACAGCATCCCGGAAGATCCTGGACCCGGAGAAGCGAATATCTCGGGTCGAGTTCGAACGGAATCGCTTCGACAACCTCGTGCGCCCGATGTCTCCAAAGCCCGAACATTCCGACCTCTTCTCCCGTCTCCTTTAGATATTCGATCATTGCGAGAGACATCTCGAACCATCCGGATTGATAGATCAGATCGTCGTCACAGATGTACAGGAGTCTCATGTTCGGGAACATCCGGAAGAGTGTCTCGCACCCGACCGCCTTGTTTGCTCCAACCCCGCAGTTCTCGACCCGCATAATGAATGCAATGCTCTCCTCGTTCCCGAACTCCTGTTGAAGAAGATCCCTGAGTCCGTCCGTTGAAGCGTCGTCCACGATCATCAAGAACTTGTCAGACATGTTCGTGTTCTCCAGGAGCGACCGGATCGAAGAGATCGCGAGATCCCGCCGATGTCCATCCGTGGAGTAGGTCGTCATGACCATTCCGGTTTGTACCCTCATCGGATCTTTCATCTTCCCCTCTTTTCCGTTGTGGACTCTTCGGTCCTCGTTACGGTTTGCGGAGCATCCAGTATCGACGGTACTTCCGATTGTCGTCCTGGAAGAACTCAACCGGAAGACCGCGCTCACTCTTGAATCGATTGACCGCGTTCGTCACTCCCGCCCACGTCGGATCCTCGTAATCGTCCCCCACGAGCAATCCTCCAGGACGCACAAGCTCGAAGAAGTTCGTTATGTCTTGATAGGTCTGAAGCTCCGAATGATCCCCGTCAATGTAAACGAGATCCGGACAGACCTTCTCCACTTTCATCCATTCCCACGCTTGCACCGATGTCGCGGGAAACGGAACGACGATGTCTTGTATCCCGTGATGAACGACCGCTCTCGCGAACGTCTCGTACATTTGCGAGAACCCGTTCTTCAGACGCAACGACCTGAACAGGTACGACTTCCACGGTTCCGGAGCGTCTTTCCACTCTCGCCATTGCGGATAACCCGTCCAGGTATCCACGCAGACCGTAACGGCGTCCGGGATCCCGAGCGCCTTTTGTTGTGAAGACATCTCGATCGCACTTCTTCCCAACCACGACCCGACCTCGATGATCTCTCTCGGCTGTTCCTTCCGGACGATCTCCTTGAAGACGGAGTTCCATCCTCCGAAGATGTTCCAATAGTCCGGAGGCGCTTCTCCTTCGACGTTCTCGAAAGGACTCCCTCCTTGATGAAGCTTCGCTTTCCACCACGCTCGATCGCCCATCCCATCAAACCCTTTCAATGAACTGTTCGTTCCAAATCCGCATCGCTCGACCGAGCTTCTCGAAGTATCCCGTCTCGTCGTGAAGCGCGTTCGTTCTCATCGAGACGCGGAACATTCCCTCGGTCCAGGATCGACAAGGGAGCGGACGGAAGAAGTTCTCCTCGACCATCCTTTCCGTGACCGGATATCCCGCCGTCTCTTTCTTCAGGTTCTCTCTCGGGTCGCTTGCGCGCGAATGTCTGACGATCGGTCGTCCGACGTGGATCGCTTGTCCCATCCCATCGATCACCGCTTTCGCGAAGATTCCCATCCAAATATCATCGTATCGATCGAACTCATATCCCTTCCCCTGAAGTCCGAAGTACATCAAGGGAGCGATCTCTCGCCTGAACGCGATGTTCATTCCGCACAGCGGGAAGTATTGTCCGTACGGAACGATCGCGTCTGTCATCCACCATATTCCCGGCACTCCCTTTGTGAGTTCGGTCTTCGCGTCGATGTCCGGGTATTGTTCCCATCCTCCCACGCTCAACACTATTTTCGATTCCCTTTCCCTTGGTCCGAACGGATACCCGCGAGGATAGAATCCGAAGACCGTATTGAAGACGCCTTGTCCGACGACGGCGTACGAGTTGAGGATTCGTTTGTGATCGGTTTCCCAATGCGGAGAACTTTCGGAAGGAAAGCAGTCGTCGTCAAGAATCGCGATCCCTTCATGTCCGTCCCTCCATGCTTTCAGAATTCCGTACGACTTGATCCCGCTCGTCTTCCTCGGGATGATCCATGAATCCTTTCCGAGATCCCTGTCGATATCCTCGTGACAGAGATGAACGACTTTCTGTCGAACCTCCGGGATTTGTACGGTCTTCTCCTCCCGATCTTCGACGATGTACACAGTCGTATCTCCTCCGAGATGTCTGTCCCACTCCCCGAGGAACCCGACGTCCCTGATCGTTGCAATGACGAGCGCGAATGTTTTCATCGATGTTCCTTTCCTAGTTGATCTGTATTCCTCGCGCCGAATAGAAGCTCGGTCTTCCTCTCTTCCCTCGTTGCACCCGGACCCCCTTCAGAGCAATCGTGATACCCGGAATTGACGGCGTCTTCGGATCATAGACGTACAAGACATCTCTGTTGTAAAGTCGATATCGGTCATGATCCCAATCGACATAGACCTTGTTCTGATCCTCCCTGGTCTCTCCACGGCCAGACGGGACGATCACCGAACTCTTGTCGAACACTCGACACGGAACAATTCCGCAAACGTCTTCGTAAAACATCTTCGGTTGACCCTGTCGTTCGACCGCTCGGATCGAGATCTCTCCCGCGATATTCGAGAACGTCATCCCTACAACGGATGCGAACTCGTTCTCCGACTTCAGGATCCCGTCCGAGGGGATTGTCAGCGCTTCCGTCAGCGCTTCCGTCATCGTGACGCCGCTCACGACCCCGGTGATGAATCCGGACCCCCCGTCGTCCGCTTCGATCAGGAGATAAGCGGGATCGGGCATCTCCAAATCGAGAGTCAACGTCGCCGTCGTATTGCCATCGACCGAATCGAGAAGAATGTTCGACGATCGCCTGAGAATAGCTCGGTCAGTGAGTAAACGATGCTTCATCGTCTTCTCGCCTTTCTCACGCGTCGAAGCGTATTCTTGTTCGATAAGGGAGCGGGATCATCCCTTCCCTTTGCTTTCCCCATTCATAAGCTTCAGCGCGAGATCGTTCAGGAATCTTTGTTGCTCGGTAAGCGCTGTGTTGATCTGTCCTCTCGTGCTTTCAAGCTCTCTTTTTACGTCGCCTTTGATCTCTCTCGCATGTTCCTCCGCATCCGTGATTCTGTGATGAATGCGTTCGATCTCTCCGTCAACCTTGGTTCTTAGCTCGGTCAGGATTCCGGTGTTCGGACATGCGGGATAGTGCGCGTCGATCTCCTGTTTCGCTCCGTTTTTCGCTTCTCCGATTTTCGACATGACCTCCTCCTTGTTCCTCTCCCTAACCGCTTGACACCATTCTTGTGTCGCCTTGCAGCGCCGCTGCATATAGACTATTCCGATCACGACCCCAAAAAGAATCAGCGCAATCCCCGGTCCGAGGTATCCAGCAACAGCTTTGAATACGCCTTCCCACATAGTACGGTCCTCCTTGCGAATGTGTTTTCATGCTGCGTTGAGAAGATCAGATCTGAATCTATCGAGATCGAACAATCTTCCGGGACACGTCTTGTAGGAAGTGAATTCGCGATGTCCGTATACCCGATTCCTCGGGATGTACAGAACATCACACATAGATCGAACGAACCTGATCGCAAGCGTCCACATGTCTATAGGAGGAGGAGCAAGGTCGAAGTTCCCGATCAAGAGAACCCCGAGTGATCGCCTATTCATTCCCTGTTGTCTACAGTGAGCACCGTCTTCGTCGAACATTCTTCCGACGAGGATCTCGTGTCTGTCTCCAATCAATTCGATCCCCGCGTGATACCCGATATCGATCATCGGGTCGTTGACGTATGGACTCTCGGGATGTAGTCCCGTGTGCCATTTCCGGATCGGACCCCACGACACCGTCTTTCCGTCTCGCGTCAAACTATGGTGAAGTACGATTGAATCCGCTCTCATGTTCTCAGACCTCCGGAGGTTTGGAAGCTCTGTCCCATTCCCCGTTGAACCTCGTGTTCACGTCGATCTCCCAATACTCCATTGTCCCGAGCTTCTCGAAGAGCGCCCTCCAGGACTCTTGAATAAGAGGACCGACATCGAATGTTCCGATCTCTCGGAGTCTTGCATGGTTTACAAAATGATTGATCGGGATGAAGTCCGCGATCGCGATCCGGAACCCCTCACGCCGCATCCGCACCGCGTAATCGAACTCGTTCGTCCCATACTTGAGCGCCGCGTCCCAATACCCGCACGCATCAAGAACCTTCCTCTCCAGGAGGAACAGAGTCCCGATCAGGACGCTCGCTTCCTGATACTCGTTATGCTTGCATCGATGCCAGAAATAAGGCTCACAGACCACGCCGCCGATCTCCTCGCCCTTGTCCAACATCTCGATCATTTGTTCTTGCCATTCGTTGCTCGTGAACTCGATGTCCGGGTCGCACTTGAAGACGAGATCTCCGGTCGCCTTCTTCATCGCACACCGAACCCCGCCGCCTTCAAAGAGGTTTTCCTCCAGTCGTACGAACGTGACGTCCGGACATTGTTCGAGGATCCTCGCCGTGTCGTCTTCCGACCCGTTGTCCACGACGATAAGCTCATCGATCCTCGCGGACAGTCTCTTCAGCGAGGAATAGAAGAGATCCCAATATTCCATGTTGTTCCAAAGACACGTCACGACTGACACCGTTCGATTATCCATGATCGTTCCTTTCTCTCGTTCGCTCCTTCGTCGGAGTCTTATTGAGAGTTGAACCCGCTCGCGTGTCCCATCTTCATGTTGTCCGCGATCGCGAGTTTGAATTCGGGTTCGAGATCCCCGAGCGCCTTGTACGAATGTGCGTCGAGCTTCTCTGTCTCGAACCCACGCTCCTTGACGCTGTTGAAAAAGGAAACGGTCTGAATTGCAACCGCCGCCGCGATCTCGTCCGGAACGTTCGACGTCGTATATCCCGCGACGTACGTGAAGACGATCTCGCGATCTCCCACGGGGAACGTGTCGTCGAGCAACATCACAATTCCCGCGCTCGTGTTGACCTGAAACTCTGAGGACGCATACGCTTCGTTGTCCTCGACCCTGGTCAACCCGCTCCAGGACGTGACGGGATATTGCTTCAGAAGGAGCTTCTTCTGTCCGTGAGTCGTGTTGAAGTATTCGGTATGAATGCGCTCGTCGTAGATCCTTCTCGTCAGCTTTGAGAAGACCCCGGACGTGAACACGATCAATCGTTCGAGGAGTCTGTTGTCCCTCGTGTCTCCGTCAGCGACGTCAATCACCATTCGAATATCGTCGAGAGTGCAAAGAGAAGACATGGTCTTATCCCCTGTATACGTCCGGGTTGATAATGAATCCCCATTGATCGAAAGTCTTGTGTGATCCATCGACATTGATGACGACGACCTCGCAGACTCCCGCCTTCACTTCTTCCGACATGTCGTCCCCTGTGTAGCTCGCGCGCACCCTTCCTTCTCCGAGATTCGTACATTCGATATCGAATACGTATTCCGTCGCAGCATCGGCAAACGCAGTCTTCCCGACAAAGCGCGCCGTCAATCCATCCATGTTCTTGTTCGCGCCGTCCTCCCTCAACCTGAACGTGACGCTGTCCGAATCCCCCATGTAAAAATCGAAAGGAGTGTCGTTGAGTGCCATCTCTATGCCCCCGTTATTGAGAGATCGTTATCTGTCGCTTCGTGGTCGAGATCGTTACTTCCCTGGATGTTAAATCGACAACGGTTGTCAACCTCTTATTCACGACGATCGATTCCGTTCCCGTCCTGGACGCCGTCACGTCTTTCTTCTTGACCGACGCATTGATCTGTCGATCGAGGACGTACACTGTCGATCCGACCGTGACGATCTGAGTCTGTCCGCTTGCGCTGTGCGTCCCCGCTTCGTATCCCGCGCTCTTGCCGAACGGAAAATACGTCGCGCTGTCAACGTTCAGGATCCATCGTCCGTCTTCGTCCGGATTGAACCCCGCTCGATAGATCTTGTTTGGGATCTCCTCGAAATGTACCGGAAGCGAGGACGTCGTTCCGTCCGGTTCGTACAACGTGATCGTCAAGTCGCTCGACGCCAGTCCTCCGATCCTCTCCCCGTCGACGAGATCCACTATCTGAACCCCGTCGTAAAAGGTCGATCCCGTAGAAACGAAAGCTCCCGAGAGCGTCTCCAAAGCGTGATACGCTTCGCTCTTTCCGTAAGGGAAATACGTCGGATGATCGACGTTGAGAATCCATGTCCCCTCCTCGTTCGGAGTGAACTCGACCGCGAACAGTCCGTTCGGAAGGACGGAGAGCGTCACGGATTGTCCGCTTGTCTCTCCGTCCGGATCGTACAGGGATGTCTGAAACAGTCCCGTCGTCAGGCCGTCGACCCGTTGCGCGAGTTCCGAGTCGACGACCGGGAAGTAATCGTAAACAGGAAAGTCTTTGATCGCGAACTTCATTCACTCTCGACCTCTTCCTGTCTCCGGAGTTCTTCCTCATACTGTCGGATGTTTCTCTCTTCTTCCTGTCGTACGCGGATCCGCGTCTCGTTCACCTTCAGACGTTCTTCGAGCACTTCGATCTCTTTCTCTTTCACGAGGATCTGAGCGAGGATGTTCGATCGTTTCATGTTCAACTGATCGAATGGTTGAAGAAAGTCGCGCGGATCCTTCTGTTCGACCGTTTGCTCCTGGTCCGGTTTGTCCCCGGCGATGCACGTCGTCGAAATCAACATCGTTGCCATGATCGCGAGGAAGATCCATTGTCTCGTTGATGCTTTCATTCCCCTCTCTCCTTTCTTCGGACTCTTCGGTCCTTTGTAATCCTCCAGTCCTAACACGAACCCTCCGCGCAAAGATCGGACAAGGTTCACGGACATGCTACGTCCGAGCTTCCGACAATAAGATTTCCGTTCTCGTCGACTGCAAGCTCTCGACACAGGCCTGACCCAGCGACGGAATACGACACTGCGTTCGCGTCTTGACCAAGTAACTGTGCCGCTCCATCGTTTTCAATAATTATCGCATCAGCAGGTGTAGTAGAAGTATTTGCAACCATCCTTAAAATTAATTTTGCACCGTGACCACTTCCAGACCAGTTTTCTGTAGCAGCAGCATAAAAGAAAGCTCCAGGCCCGATTGCAGACCCGTCATGTCCCTGAAACAACAAATATCCAAGACTATCATCCAGGTCAATTGCTTCTGGAGAAGCTCTTGTACCTCGTCCCCGTGCCAAAGCAAGAACCCCTGATTGATATGTTGCTGTGTCTGCATAAGCAATTATTAATTGCCGAGCTTGGGCTGCATCTTCTGATACTTCAAGGCGAATAATAGGATTAGTTGTTCTATCAATATTATTACCTATATGAACATTGCCATCGTGGTCGATCCATTGGGCTGCATTCGCAGTTGTTGAATTATTAATCATGGTTTTCAAAAGTATGCCCGAGCCCTGATTGCCAACACTCCAATCTTCTGTTGCAGCACCAACAATCTGAGGTCCGGGTAGCATGCCGGTCCCATTGTGACCAAGAAATCCTAAAATACCAAGGTGATCTTGATCGAGAACGGCAGATGGAATTGTTGGTGTTCCACGTGCGTGACTAAGTTGTAACCCACCGTAAGCTTCCTCTGAACTAGAATATGTCGTTACACGAATAGCGGCATTCGTTCCATCATCTTCTTGAACAAGAAGTCTTACACTAGAAGTGGGATTTGAAGAAGTACCAAGAGAAAGAGACTTATTAGTATCATTCCAAAAAAATTCATCCTCTCCTCCAAACACCCCACCGTTGTTATATTGGACATTTCCATCGTTTCCAGCAGGTGATGTTGCCGAAGGCCAAGCCGTATCTATTGCAGCAAACAGTTCATCAAACGTGTCATCCCCCACCACACCAAAGTTTGAATAGGTCGAACCATTCGCAAGATTGGCAACCATATCCCCCGTTGTGATCGTGAAGTTTCCTGTGTCGGAAATAGACAAGATCCCTTTGTTGGATGAACTTGCATCTTCTCCCGAGATAGCACCCGTCGCAAGATCGATTCCTTCACCGGCTGATAAGATCGTTTCATTTGAAAGATTTCCCGAAAGGGAAACTGTATAGAAAGGTTCTCCCGAGATGTCTGTCGGGATGTCCGTCAGATACGCGATCGTTCCGTCAGAGTCCTGAGCCGTGAGCGTTCGCGTCGTCGCGGTCGTGATTCCGCTCGCTTGAAACGCAATCAGTTTCGTATTGTCCGCGTCGTCATAGATCCTGAACTGCGAGTCGTCGAACTCATTTGACGCGACCGCTCCCGCTCCTCCGCTCCTAGCTCCGTATGGAGATCCAAGAAGGGAATACGTCCCGAGTTCCACCCAGGTTCCCCCGCTCGTCGTCGTATGCGCGAGCGCGATCCGGGAGATCATGAACGCGACTGATCGCATATCGTCGGGAACCGTGTAGTCCGAAGTGTTGTCGACGTCCGAGATCGCTTGCGAGTTCCGGACGTACGAATCGTTCGGGAGGTTTACAAACAGTTTGCACTCTCCTGAAGAGACATTGACCGCTCCCCATACGACAAGGTTGAACTTCTTCCCGGACATCGACCCCCCGTCCGCATCTGTCAGAAGCTCGTTCAGATCAGAGATCTCTTCGTAGATATTGGACCCGTTCCCGTAGTAATACGGTCCGGTCGAGAAGGCGGGAAACGCCTGTCGATGTAGTTGATATACCGACCCCGATCCGGTCACGAGATGTACGTTGTCCGGAGTTCCGACGTTCGTCGTTATCGCGAGACTCTGAGACACTCCGCTAATATAGACTGCTCCAAACGCTCGAAGCTTCTCTCGCTCGTGGGATAGAAGTCCCCGCGTATCGTTCTGAAATGCTTCTGTATATCTTTGGAATCCGTATGCTCCGGTCGACGTCCAGGTCGTCGCATCCGGAACGATGATCTTTCCTATCCACGCAAACGCTCCAGTCGGAAGAGACGTCGACGCGGACAAGGTCGCGGTCCCTCCCGAGCCCGTGATGTAAATGTAATTCGTCGCGGGAGTATTAGCGTCCGATCCTGCGGTCAACGATACGCGCGCCTTCCCTCCCGCTCCGCTCCCCGTCGTACAATCCAAAGTCGAGATGACTCCGTCGACGAGGAACTTCATGTCCCCTCCCCCGACTTTCTCGATATCGAGCTTCAATCCAACATCGTCGACGATCGTCATATCGGGTTTATCGAAAGCCATCCCGTCAAGCGTATCGTACGATAACGCGACATCGTCGGACGCGGAGACATCCCCAGTCGTCACCTTGAACCAATAGGAATCAAAGGTCGCGATCCCCTTGTTCGTGTCGCTTGCGTCTTCCCCGGAGATCGTGACTCCGGAGACATCGATCCCTTCTCCCGCGACAAGCGCGACGTTTCCGGTTAAGGTGTTCGAAGCGTCGACGTACGTCCAGGTCAACCCCGTTCCGTTCTGTATGAGCGACGAGACGCGGTCATCCGTGCGTTCATCCGTAAAGTAAAGGTTTGACCCCTCCGAAAGATTTGTCGTCGAAAATGGGGACAATGTGACGTCGAGAGTGTACGTTGAGTTCGCTCCCGCGTCTGTCGCGGAGAGTCCGGTCCCCGGTGTGAACAGACGCTCCCCGCTGAGATCCGCGTCGTACCCGAGCGTCAGATACAGGGAGTCCGAGGGAGCGCCGCCACCCGCGACCGTGTCGTCCAGGTTCGTCCATCCGGACTTGTATCCCTGGAAGTTCGATCCGTTGTATCGGACCGTCCCGTCCTTGGTTTCGTCCGATGTTCCGATCCGGATCCCTTCGTCGAAGATCTTGTCCCCGGCGATCGCAGACGAGACGAACGAGAGGATCAGAAGCAGTATGAAAAGAGATCTCTTCCGTATCATCCGATTCGACTCCTTCTGTAATAGATCGTCCATTCGTTACTTGACGAGGACCGGAAGACGATATCCGATCCGCTCAACGCGACATCCATCGAGGAGAGTCCATCACAATTCCCGACGTCCTCGATCCGTTCTCGCGAATAGCTGATCGTCGATCCATCTAAGTTCCATGAAGCTTCCATCTTCCCGAGTTGTCGGTTCCCTCCACTGACCGCGAGATACGTCCAGATGCACCCGGACGCCGAAGCAACAGGGACAGCGTCAACCGTTTGATCCGTACCCTGGGCCGTGGCGTTTCTTTGAAGCGGAAAGTAACTCGCGTTCTCTTTTAACATCGAACGGACTCCTCGCGTTCATGGTTGAGGAGCTAACTTCCAGAAGGGGGATAAGGGGTCCGTTTCGATCCCACATCAAAGCGGACCCCCGAGTGAGGTAAGCGCTTGCGCGCCGATCTTCTACGTGTAAACTCCCGCGATCGCATTGATCGCAGCGGTCGTTCCGTTCGAGACGGCGAAGTACGCGGGGGATCCCCTCGGAATCCAAAGCTGCTTGTCTCCGTACTTTTGCAACGTCCCCGCTCCGATGATGAGTTGAGCTTTCTTCTCAAGCTCGATGATCTCATCCGGACGATCGGTGTCGTACGCGAACGCGTTCGTGAGGTTCGCCCCGAGCGTGATCGAAGTCGTACCGACCGACAGGACGGTTGTCTTCTGATACTTCCCGCTCTTGTGCTGAACGATCACGTTGTCGTCCGCTTCGAACCCGCTCGTCACGCCGACGTAACAGACGCTCTGACCCGCCGCCATTGCCATGCTCGCGCGCGTGCGCCCCGTCTCGACGTAGACGTCAAGGGTTTGGGATGCGTTGTCTCCCGTAACGTCGATCGTGTTGATGTTGATCGCGGACGCATCGCGACCCGGAATCGTGGCAACAACGCTCGCGATCACTGCGGAAGCAACGTTCACATAAACGCTGTCACCGAAGACTTGTGTTCCCATGAGAACCTCCTCTTTTCTTTTTTACTTGTTGGAAGCGTTCTCGATCATCTTGTGCGAATGCGGTCCTTTCAGACCTCTCGTCGTGATCGATATAAACCTCGGTCCGATTGCTTTCGCTTCGTGAGGGGTCAAGTCAATCCGCTCGTCCTTCTCCAGTCGCCGGCCGACCCGACGATGAAAGAACGGGCGCTTGACAACACACTCCATAGATTCCACGACCCGACCCCTCCTTCAGCAACCACTCTCCAGGCCTGTCGACTATTGCGCGGCAGTCTTCAGAGCCGAGAAAGCATCCCCGGCACCGACAGCGATCGCGATCCTCTCAATCATTCGAACGTACGTGACGTTCTTCGTGAAACCCGCGTGCGGGGAGGAAGCGATCTGCATCTGTTGACGGTTCCCGAGGTACGCATACCGAAGGTTCCCGAAGATCACATACGAGGTATCTGCGGCGCTCTGCGAGATCTTCGGCATGACGTTCGACTTAACGTACGGGTATCCCCAAATGGTTCCGGGTTCTCCCGCGTCCGGAGACTGATAGATGTAATTCCCGTTCTGATCCTTCAGCTTCCGGATCACGTTGAAGATCGTACGATGAAGGACAAACACCGCGTTGTCGTCGTCCTCCGCTGCGTCGATCATGTCCGCGATATCGTCAGCGGTCAGATCAGCGAACTTCGTCCTTCCGGTCCCGAGCGTAACGATGTTCACGCCTGTCGCGTTCAGGATCCCGTTGTATGGATCGCCGTTTCCAGTCACGTCCCCGGCGAACCCGATCCTGTCCTCCTCCTTCGCGACCGCTTCGCCCATGAGGGTCGCGAGAAGGTTCGCGACGTCGATCATGGAGTCCATCATGAGTTCGTTCGCGACCGGGACGAGACACGCCATCGTCTTGACGGCGAGTTCGACCTCGGAGAACGTCGGAGCGACCTCGTTCATTGAGGACGCCTGAGTGGACAACCACTGAACCGTAAGCTCAGAAGCGAGGGAAGGGATCTTGAGCGTGTCCGTGTTCATGGGGACCACGGTCGCACCCTGTCGGAACTTCCCGTACTTGTAGATGATCCGGATCAGTGTCGGAAGGAACTCCTCCGGGACGAGGTATCCACCGCTCGCCGCCGAGTCTCCGACCATCGTTGCTTTCTTCTCCGGGTCCACGAACTTGAAGTCGTTCGCCGCGTGCATGAACCATTCGAGGAACTTCTTCGACTCGCCTTCGGAGTCAAAGTCGGTGATCCCGATCTTCCTCGCGGCTTTCAGACTCTCGATCGCGCCGTACGCCTTCTGTGCGATCGCGTCCGTCGCCTTGTGCATTTCCTCCAGGGTTGTGATCTTCCCCGCGAGTCCCTTCAGTTCCTCCAAGGACTGAAGAACCTCCTGTACTTTCTCATCCATTTCGCTTCCCTCCATCCTTCAGAGTTGAAAACCGTCTTTCCCGATCCGCGCCGCCGTGGGTTACTGAACCGCTTCAGAGATCTCTTTCACTCCGTTCGCGATTGCGTCCCACGTTTCCGCGTCCTTTGTGTCCTCAGACGGATCTCCTGATCCTTCGGACTTCGGGACCATTTTCTCTTTGATCTCACTGACCATCTTCGCAAGGTCCGCGACCTCTCGCTTGACCTCGAAGAGAGCGTCAAGAGCAGGGTCGAGTTCCGGATCATCGAACTCCTTCAGCTCGGGAGGTTCCATGTCCGCGTCTCGATAATGCTTCGCGAGATGGTTGTACAGCTTCTTCCTATCCGCGTCGGAGAGAGAGTCCCCTCCTCGCGCACCGTTGACGACTTGCATCGCCGCGACGACACCGCGAATGTTCGTCTTCAGCGCGCCGTCAATGACGTCGTGATGCGGATACTTGTACGCCGTCACAGCATCCGCTTTCGACTCGTCGTACCACCCGAACCCGAGACGGAATTTCGAGAAGTCGATGTCCTCCTTCTCCGGACCTCCCGCCCACGAGACAAGGCGCTTCCTTGCCGCGCCAGCATCCCACGAACGATCGATGGTCGGATACTTCTTGTAGGGGATGACTCGCTTCCTTTCCTCCTTGTCGTCTCCCCCCTCGGACTCTCCTTCTCCCTTCGCCGCGTAGAAGTTCCCGATCTGTCCTTCGACCTCGCGCGCGTTGACGTCCTTGGTCGCCTTCTCTTCCGTCCACGCTTCCGCGCTGTACAGGTAACAGACGGTCGTCTCCTTCCTCTCCTCGTCGAATCCGAGGATCGCGTCGACTCCCTTGTGATCGACGACCTCCGCGTCGTCTACTCGCCGGAAGCTCTTGAATCCTTCAAGCTCTTCCGTGAGGAAATACCCGTGTTCGGTTTCGAGTTGAACCACGTCCCCCACTTCGATCTCACGTCCGGGAAGCTCCTTGTCCTTGTTCGGATCGTCCGTGTCTCCGGTCTTCGCGTCCTTCCCCTTTACGTCCAGCTTGTTGACCCACTCCTTGAGCTTTACGGAAAGCTGGTGCATCCGCTGAAGCGCGTCCGGGTTAGCGGGGACAGGAACGACCGATACTTCGAGAAGTTCGACGTCCGTGTACACGCGATAAACCGTCCCGCTTTTCTTGTAGTCGTCAAGGTTGAACTCAACGACTCCGTTCGGAGTGGTCAGACGATAGACCGTCTCGTTGTTCTCCGGATCGATCTCGGTCCAGGAGTTCGGAATGAACCCGATCGAGAACGCGTTCATGAATTCCTCTTCGTACAAGGTCCTGAACATTCGACCTTCGTCCGTGGGAGCGAACTCCCCCTCGAAAAGGAGTCCCTTCGAATCGATGTCGAGGTTCAAAATCTTTCCGGCAGAGGGTTTCTGGTAATCGTGCATCTGCAAGAGAACCGGGTTCTTCATGAACTCAATTATGTTGTTGAACGCTTCGGGAAGGATGACCTCCCCGTCCCGGTCGAGAGATCGTGTCGAAGCATAAGCGAAGAACTTCCTGTCCTTCATTTCTTTGATGTGAGCGAAGACTTGCTTCTTGTCCATTCTCCTAACCCCCTTCTTCTGGATTCACGATCTCCACATAGCATCGACACCGACCGTTACAGATGACGTCCTCTCCCGGAAGCGTCGTCATCTCTCCGAGCTTCCACGGATTTCCGGAAGGCATCCCCTCGCAAGTGGGACACTCGTTCCCGTCTCCGGTTGTGTGCCAGATGCCTTGATACTTTCTCTCTGCCCCCTCCGCTACGAAGGAATGGTGCGCTACAGAGAGAACAAAATTCGCGAAGGTTTCAGCGCGGAAGGTGTGTCGGTTCAACAGATCAACCGCGACCGACGCCGCCCCTTCGCCTTCCCATCCTATATCTGAAAGCTCGCTCGCGAGTTGTGCGAGGATTGAATCGATCCTCTTTTGGACGAACGCGTCGTTCTTCGACGTCAATTGAATGAGAACCGTCTCTCGGAACGTCTCGCTCGTGAGCAAGTCTCCCATGAGTTCCTCTGCAGAAGACAGACCAAACTCGAACGCTTCCTTGAGGTACTCCGCACCCTTCTCCTTCCATCCCTTGACCCAATCGGAAAAGATTCCCTCGATGACTTCGGGAGCGTACTGTTTCGGTCCTTTCGTCCGCATCTTCTTTCCGTATCCGAAGACACCCTTCAGATGATCGCGGATCCGCTCCTTAGCGCTCTCGATCTCAAGGCGAAGTTCTTCCGCGTACCGCACTCTCATCGCTTCGATCTTCCGCGTGTTGAGAGAACCGACCTTCGTGTACTTCCTTTTCGGTCGAACGATCCGTCGCGTGATCTTCTCTCCGATCTCCTCGCGCACCTTGTCGACCGTCTTCTTCGCGTCCTTCACCGCCGTAACGGGGATGTAGTTTTGCGGAAGGTATCCGAACTCTCCCCCGTTGATTTCCGGGAACCCGAGACCCATGCTCTCGTTGATAACGTTGATCGGATATCCCATCGTATGAAAGGTCTTCGCCGTCTTCGCCTTCTCATGGAGATCCGCTTGAAGCGCTTCGACAACCGACAGATCGAAGTACCCTTGATGTTCCGGGAAATGGACGGGAAAGAAATTCGTGTTCAGGATGTCTTCGAAGTAATGCATCCGAGGGATCAGGGTCTTCTGCCAAAACCCTTTGTCTTGCGACTTCGTGTTCGCGAACGCGCGAGAGTATTCGAGGATCCCGACTTCAGCGGGAGGAACTCCGAGGATTGCACAGACCTCCTCCCTCGCCATCTTCCGAAGACCTCCGAAGTCCATGTCCCTCTGCGTGATCGGCATCTTGTCGAACTTGAGTCCTCCATCGAGGATCGCGATCGAATGAGACTTCGACAGTCCGGAATACTTCTGTTCCCATTGCGCCATGACGCGATCGTACTGATCGTCGTCGAGTGCTTGCTCTGTCGTGAGAGAGAGTCCAGGGGTCGCACCCTGTTTGAAGAAATTCCAGTTGAACTTTTGCGCGAAGTAATCCGTCTCGACCGTGAGCTTTGCGACTTGCATCGGATTGAATCCGCGAATGTCGTCGTACGGATTGAACAGTCGGAAATGAATCACTTCGTCGAGTTCGAGCGGAACCTGTTTCACTCCCCGGTCGTATACCCATCCGATGAGCTTCCCGTCTTTGACGACATGCTTGAAGTGATCCGGACGGAACATCCAAATCTCTTGGACGGTCGGCATCCCGAGTTTCTCAAGAACCCAAAACGCTTCGCCCCACCCATAGAGGAAGATCGAAGTTCCTTCGAATAGCTGGTATCGGGAAAGGTGCGGGTTGACATCTCGGAAGAGTCGGAAGCAATCGTCCTTCTCGTCATCGACCGGAACTTCCGTGTCCCCCTTGTACACTTCGTAGGGGACGCCGCCGACGTTGGACGAGATCCGATTTATGCACGCGTAGACCCAAAGGTGTTGTTTGTAAAAGTTCTCTTCCGAGATAGACCACTTCCCGGACCCGAACACTTGCGCCCATCCTGGATCCGTCAGCTTATGCGCTTTCGCGACTGACCGAAGACGATCCGCGACGACAGGGGATCGAGGGATGATTCGGTAATTTGACAGGGGGATTCCAGGATTGAAGGGTGCGAGCGCCTTCGAACCGGACACTATATCTTGCATAGGAAACGGGCCTCCTATTCAAGATATAGTGCGCGCGCGATCAGGGAGTTTCAGAGATGTCTTCGGCAAGTCCTTGGATTCTTTACCGAATCCTCGGTTCGGGGAGAATTGCGAGGAGAGCGTTGTTCACCGCGCCACAAACCGCGTCCGCTGCGTCCTTGGATCCCTTCTCCGGATGGTCGACCTTCCCTTTCATCCGATCATGATCCAGGTTGAAAAGCTCGCGCCTGAAAATCGGATGATCGTACAGGAGGATCCTCGGACCCTGGTTTATCATCGTGACGAGTTGCTTGTATGGTTCGTCGTCCTTGTCGACGGAATAGTGAGACGCCGCGATCCCTTGACGCTGAAGAATCTGAATCGACTCCACGGATCCCCATGCGTCATAGGTCACACGAGAGACTCTGTACTTATTGTCTTTCAACCAATTGACGAAGAGACGTGTTCGCTCGATCGGGATCTCTGCGGGTTTCTTTGGAGGTTCGATCACGATCACGAATTCAACCCGGACGAGCGCAACCCTCTGACTCTTCTCTCCGACCTGAATGTCGATGTATCCGTCCACGTATGCGCTTGCGATCCCCGTCCAGTCGTTCGACTTGGATTGATCGACGTGGATACATCGCGCCTTGTTCTTCGGACCCATCCGTTCCTCGATTATGAAGTCCTGGATCATCTTGTTGTTCTCGGTCGAGATCGTGATGACCTCGCTCGTGAACGGATGTCTCGCTTCGAGATAGTCCGCAAGCTCGATTACCTTCGCGTATTTCGAATGACTCTGAAAGAGTTTCCCGAGCGGTCGCGTCGAGATCCCGAGGACGTCTTGAATCGAATCGAGGAGGTTCTTCTCGAAGCTGTCCCGGAACTGTTCGGAGGGAACCCATTGAAAGAGATCTCTGTATTTCTCTTCGATCCTTCGGACTCTCCGTCTCAGGGATCCATGCTCCGGACATTCGGTCCCGAGCGCTTCGCACGTCCGGGTCAAGTCTCCATAGTTGTCGATCAGACACGGGTCGACAAGCTCCGTCCCCACGAACACGAGGAACTCGTTCAGGTCGTATTCTTTCCGCTTGACCTTGAACGCCGTCACTTCAGAGACGTGCGATCGCGAGTTGTCCCTCGCCGCCTCGATGCGCTCTTCCGTGAAGCTCGACGTCGTTGCCGCTGAAGACACAAGAACGGACAGACCATGATCGACGCCGTCAATCACAAAGCGGTTCAGTCTCCGGTTCAGGACGCTATTGTAAAGCGCCTGAGCTTTTGAGTAGTTTTTTTTCATCGCATCGAACTTCCGATCCATGAAGTTCGCTTCGTCCAGTAGAGCGCTAATCAGATGGGTTCCTACTTGATGACCGACGTCCGATCCGTAGATGATCGAGAGGTTCTTGAATTCGAGCGCTTTGTCTTTGTCTCGGTTTCTACCGAAGCGCCTTGTGAAGTACGGGATCGAGTCAACCCTTCTCCGGATCTCCCCGAACCCCGTTCTCTGAGCTTGCTCCAGAGTGATCGAGAAATAGATGAACATGATCGTCGACGATTTCATGAAATTGAACAGATACGGGATCGGTTCAAAGCATGAAAGCTCGTAGACCTTCCGGACTTCCGCGAACTCCCCCGCCGTCGACTTCCCGCTCCCGAGGGATCCTGTTACGATCCACTCGGATTTCGGCTTGTCCTCGTCGAAGACCTTCGCAAGCTCGTCCTTCCATACGTCGTAGAGCTTCAGACCGTCTTCCCCGACGTAGTACGGAGATTCAAGCCACTCCGATATAGGAACGATCTCGCGGACCTGTTTCGCTGTTTTGGGAGACTTGATTCTTCGGAGGGTGTCAAGTGCTTCGAGGATTGAGTCCGTCAAGATTAGTTCCCCTGGACTTCTGGACCTCTCGGTCCGACGTACTGAGCCATGACGACATTGAACTTGTCGTACACGAGCGTTCCGGTAGCTCCTTCCTTCCCGTCTTCGGTTTCTGCTTCTCGATGAGACACATCGATCGTCGCCGGATGATTGCTCACGAGGACGTATCCATGTTCAGCAAAATGATTCAGGAACTCTTCAAGCCCTCCAAACGGAACCGTCTTCGCGATGTAGTTGTACAGTCTATTGCTCACGAGTTCCTCCGTAGGGAATAACGGGTTTGGTTTTCGTCCCACCTTGCTTAGTCATTGCTTCCTTCGGTCGATACCTCATGATAATCAACCACTGTGGTTCGCTTCCTCCTCTCCAGGGTTGCCGCGACTCCTTCGCGTCGAGATACCAATAACCTTGTTCCGCATGAAAGTTCATTCTGTCCTCTATCTCCTGGAATGGACAGAGGAACGCTATGTACTCTTTCCTCGGTTTGTTGCGGAGCTTTTCGTCAAGGCTCTTTCCCATCCTTCCCTCCTTCGATCTTCTCCGCGAGCGCGAGGAATTGCTCGATGTCCACATCGCTCCGGAAGAGCTTGACCGCCGCCTGAAGACGACCGACATCTTTCTCGGACATTGACAAGAGTTCGTAGTACAGCGCTTCGAGATCGTCCGGGACATCCTCCGAAATCGAGGAGACTTGTTGCGCCAACGTCGCCTTCCAAATATCGACGAGCGCCTTCGATGCGATCTTGTATCCTCGTTCGAGTTCGTGCGCCTTGTATCCGTTACTCTTGACCATGAGCGGATCGAACTCCTTCTTCTCGATCGCCTCCACGAACGACATAAGGCGCTCGATCCGATTGAACTGTGCCTCGCTCACGCGAGCGAGAACCTGTCGAAGATCTAACATCGGCATGTCTATTTCTCCGCAATGCTCCGGACCATCCTAAAGATCCGATCAATGTCTCCTCGGGAAAGCTTGTATCTCGCCATCGCCGCGCGATACGCCTCATCCGGGTTCTTCTGGTCCCGGATGAACACGTACATCTCCGCTTTTGAAATCAACGAGTCGATCGTGTTTTTCCTCGGGATTATGAGTCTCCTTCCGACCCCATGCGACAGGATGTGATAGAACTCAGCGGGGAAGTTCTTGTCCGGGGTCTGAGCTTTTGCGTCTTCGTCCTCCTCCTTCTTTCCTTTCCCCTTGGACGCTTTCATGTCGGGATACTGAAGTGCTTGGAACAGATCCATCATAAACGTGTCCTTCATCTCGTGCGCCAGGAGCTTGATGAAGACTTCCTCCGCGCTCTTCTCAGGGGGACGGATCAGGATCGACATAATCGATAATCCTCCATACGAAAGTTTTGATGGTTCGTTGATCCTCCGCACTATACGAAGAGATCTCTCGCCTTCCTTGCAATACGTCGAGCGCCATCTTCCGCGCTTTGCACTTCGCCTTGATTCCGATCTCGTCAAGAATCTCGTCTCGGATCCTCACGAGAAGGAGTTCCTGTTTCGTCGCGAGTTCATACTCCTCGACGTCCAGGAGCGACAGGAAGATCCCCTCCCTCTTCCGCTCCGCTCTGTACGTCCTGAAGACACTCGCAACCCTCGACCGGACGACCCGCTCCGCGAAGTGATGATTCTCCGTCTGAAGCTTCTTCCGGTTCTTCGATAATGCTTCCCATCCTCCCGCGACACATCGAGCGATCATCTCCCGCTGTTTCTCGTTGTCCGCGTTCATCTTGTTGTACACAATTCCGCGCACGTAAGCAAGGAGCGCCCTTCCTGTCTCATCGCTCCCGAGTCCGTGTCGCTTGATCGCATCTGTCAACGTCAATGGATGGTCCTCCCGAGATCCTCTCCTGAAGCGTTCGAGAGAAGCTCCCTCCCCTTATCGCTCAACCATCCCGCTCGGAGCGACATGCCGTACTCGATCAGATCACGATCGTAAGCGCGCTCCATTGCTCGGAAGCAAACCTTCTCCGGTTCTCCCGTGATCGTCGAGAGGATCTGTTCCGGCCATTGCTTGAAGTGGAAGTCCGATCTCAACCAATAGACGAAACAGACTTGAAGATCAGAGACGTCTTTCCTCGCCACGACTACGACTCCTTCTTCGAAGACATCTCTTCCCGAAAAGCTCGGAACGCCTTCGTGATTCGCTTGACGGGATTCTCTCCCCGTTGCGCCGCTTCCGCAACTACCTCCGCTGTCTTGCGGTCGACTATATCAAATTCTGTCGCGTTGAACACGAAAAACCTCCTGTCTCCGAACACCATGAACCTGTTCTCTCGACCGCTCCGGATCCAGATCGAGCGCTCCCTCCTCTGTCCAAGATAGAAGACGAGCGCAACGAACACGACGCACGCACCGACGAGAGAAATATGCAACAGGTCGACCGTCATGACTTCTCCTTCTTCACCGCTTTCACGTCAGATGGACGAACGATCCTCCGACCCTTCTTCTTCGTCCGCTCCTTGTTCTTCCGCTGAAGCTCTTCCTGTTTGAGTACCTTCTCCAAGTCGAACCCGACGAAGTCTCCCGTCATATTCATCCAGAAGATCAACGCTGTGAGATTCGGTTTCGCGGGGATCCGCTTCTCCTCTCCCGTCTCCGGATCTATCTCCGGGTTTCCGTCCTTGTCCTCTTTGACCTTCGTGGGAACGATGAACCATCTCCACATCTGATCCTTTGCGATGTCCGCTTGCTCCATGTCGAGCGCCGCGAGTTTTTCCTTAAAGCCCTTCTCCGACTTCCATCGATAGACCTGATTCCGATGAAGAGGAGGACTCATCTTCCGGATCGTCCGAGTGATCGAATACCCGCATTGAGGATACAGGAAAAGGAACTCCTCTTGTCGCTCGCGTTTCGTCGTCGCCATTGATCTTTTTTATAGAAGTGTACACATCATTCATGCTTCTCGTTTGGAATCGCGGACTTTGCCTCATTCCGAGAGTTCACAAGTCCGTCGTTTTGTCTACATGCTTCGCTTCAACCCCTTTTCCGTCCCTCAATCTCCCCCGCTCTTCTCCTCTTCCTCCCTCTCTTGAAGCTCCTTCGTCTTGACAACCTCGACCTCTATCCCCTGGATGTTCAAGAGGAACCCGGACAAATGCGTCACTTCTTCGTAGGTCAACCGATCGAGTCTCGCGCGCATCCCCCCGAGTTGAATCCTCACCGTCCAGACGTGTCCGGACTTCTCGTCCCTCAGTTCCTCGATGATCGAGATCGCGTATTGCATTAACTGCGTATCGTTCCTGATCTCCTTCGTTTTCATCGCTCCGACTCCTTCCTTTTTGCTTCAAGCTCCGACATTCTTGCAGAGATCTCGAAATCAAACTCCGCGAGAGCCTCAAGATCCATCTCCTTCACGATCCTGTTCGCTACCTCGACGACCCCTCCAGGTCGGAGCATGTCCGATCTATCGACGATCTCCTTGACGATCCTGTTCATGACGAGAGGATCCCCAGAATCACGCTTACCTCCTTCCCTCGCGTGAAGGGCCGCCTGTTGTGTCCCGACCGTTCCCTCCAAAGCGATCAACCTGTCCATGCCCAGGGACAGGACGATGTCCTCCGCGATCTTCAAGTTGCTGTCCGGACTCAACCGCGCGAGAATCCCCTCGACGATCTTCATAATGTCCTCCAGTTTGAAGGAATCGATCGCGAGAACCATCGCAGAGATCGCCTTGTCTTTCGCCCACTTCTCCCGGTTCTTCATGCACGTTCCGCACTGTCCCACGCTCAGGGTCCGGATTCCGTCCTCTCCCTCGTATTCAACGATCCCGAGAGAGTTGTTCGTATGGATCGCGCATCGCGCTCGAATGTCCTCACTCATCGCAAACCACCTCCTTTCGTTCCTCTTCTCTTGCTTCTCCGATGACGTCTTCTTTCATCCACTTTCCGAGCTTCGCCGCCGATATCCCCGTGTCCCTGGACACGTCCCCGATCGACTCTCCACTCCGCAATCTCTTGACCCTCCCCTGATTCTTCGGAGCTTTCCACTTCCACGGGGAGAAGCGGTTCTCCTTGTTCGCAACCAAGAAGTCCTCCTCTCCATGCACGACCCCCGCCTCGCTCGCGACGTAGAGGGAACACTCCCCCTTCAGTCTCCTCGGGTCGAACTTCCGACACTCAGATTTCACGAGATCTCTGTATGGACAATCGTCCGGACAGCGCTCCGTGCATGGACCCGTCTTCATCGTACCGCCTCAACCGTACAGGGGATCTTCCTCTCGACCTCCGCGTCCACATACGCCGCGACAAGCTCGTCCTGAGTGAACCACTCCGCTCCCTTCTCCGTCTGAACGTTGATCTTCGCTCCCCCGTCATCGAACCCGAGCATCCTCACGATCCCTCTTGTCTTGAACGGCGTCCGAACCATCTCCCCGATCTCGAAGAGAAAGTCGACCGAGAGCTTCGGACGCTTCGGTTCAATGTCCAGGGTCGGAACCTCCTCCTCTTCAATCGGTTCTCTCCCTTCTCCCCGGCATCTCGGACACGGGAGAGGACGAACCACTCCCGCGCGGATCGCTCCCTTCGACATCCCCGGAAGCTCGTCCCACGCACGCCACGACGTTCCCTCCTCGTCGTTCGCGATATACTTCCATCCCTCACACTCCGGACACGCGTCCTCCCCCTCGTAGATCTCGATCGTCTCTGTCCGGACCGTTCCGGGTCCGACTGGTTTCTGGAATGTCTTCATCTCTTTTTCCTCCTTCATTTTGTGGGGAGTCCTTTCTCCTTGATCCTCTCCAGGATCGCGCGAGCTTGCTCCCCTTTGTCGTGGACGAGAATAGTCGCCGGCCGATTCCAATGTCCCCGATACATGAGTGGAGACGCATACGTCCGAAGCGTCTTCATGATCTCTTCCCACAGATCCACAGGGACGAACATCTCCTTGTTTACGCTCACCGCTTCTTCCTCCAGGTCTGACGGGAACTCCCCGTCGCTCCACTCTTCGCGCTCGTCTTCCGCGATCGCCGCGCGACCTTGTTCGCCGCGTGACGTCGATCGGATCTCCTCATCCTCCTTCCACGCGACGCCTTTACGCCGTGCTTCGGTTCCCGCTTCCGCGAGGAGACGACCATCCGCGCGAGATCGATGAATCCCCTCAGTCGTCCGGAGTCGAACCATCCCTTCCGCTCGTGGGTCGTCAACCCCTCGGTTCCGTCTCCGACGAGCGCGATCTCCTCGTCTGACGGCATCTTGAAATCAACCTTGTCCTCTTCCTTCACGGTGATATCTCCTTGTCCTGAGTGTTTTCTTCAGGTAAAGCGGATGCGAGGGTTCGCCGTCCTTCGTTCTCGACAGACATCTCGGATTACTTATCATCGGGAAGACCTCGTGCGCTCTCCCGAGGAAGTTCCCGTGCGCTCCCCACGCGCAAACCGTCTCCCACGATCCGCGATTAAACCATCGAATGAAGTCGTCGTTCTCCGGGAGATTCGCTCCCGCGCCTTGCTCCCTCATCTCCTTCGGGTTGTACGTCCGGAAGCTGAACAGGTTCAGAATCACGACTCCCCCGAACCCCCACTTCTCCGCGTACCCGATACACCTTCGGATCGTAGGGTCGTCCCGCTCCTCGTCCGCTGTCGATGGGTTCAGAAGAACGAACGTCACGTACGCTCCGGAAGGACGCCACAATCGCCACAAGGCGAACCGATGCTTCCGGTCCTCCGAGAAAAGCGCGCCTCTCCAGTCAAACAGGTCCGCTCTCATTTCCTCTTGACCCCGCCCTCCTCGATCTTCCGGATCAAATCCATCGCTCCGGGGGATCCCGTCGAATGCTTGTGCATGTACGACTTTGCGTATTCGATGATCTCTGCGAATGCGCAAACCTCGTCCTCGTGTTCGAGCGTCAACGACAGGTTCGTTATTCTCTGAGAAGTCTTTACGATCGCCATCCTTCTATCCCCCGCTATTCGAAAACACCCTGCGTCTGGTCGAACTCCACATCGATATAGAACCTCATTCCGCAATCCGGGCATTCCCACGGAATCGAGTCTCCAGGACATAGATCTATTTCCTCAGATTGATCGATCCATTCCCCACAAGCTGGACAATATACCCTCATAATTAGCCCTCAACCCTTCGTCGCCTCGCGCTTTCGTCGTCCTCCAAAAAAAGAACACCGACCGGAATCATATTGTGGGTTTGTTAATTATTCTTCTCCAGAAGATCGGATCCGAGCTTTGCAAGAACAAGCTCCATGAGCGCGGGATTCCGCTGCATCGCCTCGACCATCGTCGCCGCGATCGCGTCCGTCTCGTTGATGTTCTGAAGCTTGTCCACCGCGTTCCCCACTCCCGCGATCGCTTGCAAGGATGCAAGGTGACACTGGATCGACAGGTTCCGCGCGTCCCGAAGTCCGTCCGCGTGCGCCTGGATCTTTTGCGCTTCCTGTGCCATGACCGTTGACAGGACGCCGCTCGCGGTCTTCTGTACTTCGTCGATTCCGATGTCCTGTCCGACACTGTATTGCTCGGAACTCGTGACGGTTCTCGTCGCCATCGAGGACACAAGCTGTTGAATGTTCTTGAGCATATCCAGGACGTCAGAGCTTACTGTCGTCCCTGCCGCTCCTCCCCCTCCCCTTCCCGCTCCCGCTGTCTTTCCTGATTTCGCCATGTTTTACTCTCCTCTCTTTCTGTACGTCGTTTTACAACATCGATTCCGGTCGATGTCTGTTTCTTATGGGTCCGCTATGTATTGACGTCCGTCCGGACAGACGAGGAGATCCCCCGGATCCGCGCGGACGTCGCCGCATGGGATTATACAGAGAAGCTTCTCCCCTCCGTCCTCGACACACGCCACTTCCCACGGAATACAGGTCAGATCGTCCCCCTTCCAATCCTGGATCACTTGTATCTGTCCAGGGAGATTCCCCTCGTTTTCGGCATCCTCGTTGCTCTCAAAGGGATTTCGAAGCATTGCTCCCTCTGCCTCGACCGCCGCCATGACGACCGCGAACACGAGCGCCGCCATCGCCGCCACGAGGAACCCACCGACGAACGCTTTCCAGACGGATCCCGGATTCGCGAGACGCATCCCGCCGTCCAGGAGGATAAGCTCATCCTTGAATCCCATTCTCCGGTTTCGCATCCCCCACTCGTGAAGCATCCTGTCGTGTTCCTCGTCCGAAAGATAATGGTCGACCTCGATGAAGTACGTCTTCGGTTTGGGATATCGCATTATTCCTCCTTCTTCATCCCCGGACGAATGATCCTCCGGGTTCGCTCCGTGGGTCTTCGCTTCTCCTTCTTCGCCGGTCCAGTCCGCATGTTCAGGATCGACTTCGGGATTCCAAGCTCCTTGATGATCTCCCCGCGCATCTCTTCCTTGAGCTTCTCGATCTCCTTGTCCTTTTGCGCCTGAAGCATTTTGTAGTACATGATGGGCGAGTTACTCGTCGTCTTCGAGATCAGGTCTTTCGTTATCTCGCACCCTAACCCCATGTCGTTTCCGATGATCTCCACGAAGGGGATCATCGGAAACGACTTCGTGATGTGTGAATCGTCGAACGGTCCTTTGTCAATGTAGTCCTCGATCACTGTGAGAAGTTTGACGGGATCCTTCTCCTGAAAGAACGTCGGCGTCGTGAACATCGACGGCTTCGTCTCCCGCTCCTTCCCACAAAAAGGACACGGGTTGTCATCCTCCGCGATCCTTGCTCCGCATGGACAATACCTTCGTCTCATTTGCCGCTCCCCATGTCTTGCGGACTCTTTCCTCGATTTCCGCGCGCTGTTGCTCCAGGATCTCGCGCTCGAATTTCGGATCGAGTATCCATTCGATGTTTCCGAGCGGTTTACTCAGAAACCGCACGACGAACGGTTCGTCCCTCTCCCTCCACTCCTTCTCCGAGATCTCTGTCGACATCCGGTTCAGATTGCTCAACGCGGACAGGATGTCCAACATCCCGAGCTTGGACATCCGAATGACGGTCCGCTTCTCCTCGACCTCTATCCGGAGATTGTACTGTTGGTGTCTCATCCTTGTTCCCTCAGAGCTTCTCGAAGCGCCGTTACGTCCAATGGAATCGGTTGCCTGAGAAGCGCCTCGATGTCTTCTTTCGTGAGCGCCGCGCCTTGCTTCGCGTTCGACCACGTTGACCCGAACTGTCTCGCAACAGCGCCGATCAGAACCCCGAGGAGCGTCGAGAGCGTCTTCGTGTCTGCGAGTCCATGCTTCCCGCAGAAATACAGGAGCAACGCCGCTCCGACCCACAGAAGACCTTCATAGATTGCTTCCGTCTTTGACATGACTCCCTCCCTTTACTTCTTGTGGGTTTTCCCTCTCCTCTTGAACTCGGTTGGAAGCGGTCCTTTCATCCTCTTTCCTCCCATCTCGGAAGACGCGAAGGTATCGATGACTTGATCCTCCAGCGTGATCGCGAGGACGATCCCGACGAGCGCATCGAGTTCCGCATCGCTCATCGATCGAATCGCTCTGGACTGGACGACCTCGATCAACAGGTCCAAGTCTCGCGGATCCATCTTGCGGAGGATCTCAAAAAACCTCCGGAGAAGTTCCCGCTTCTCTGTCGGTGTCAGCGGATGGTTGAATAACGACAGGATGAAGATCGCGGCCTTCGCGAGATCGACAAGGTTCTTCACTGTATCGCTCACCTTCTCCTGTCCCTCTTCGCTCGTGAGATACTCGACGACTTCCTGAATGAAGCTTTTAACGTCCTGTAGTATCCCCATTGTCTTTCCCCTTCTCTTTGGGTTTCTGAAGCTTGACCTTCTTCCATGGAGTTTCCTTCGGGACTCCGCAATATCGCTCAACCCCTCCCCACTTCTTCAACGCATCGACGAGCGCGTCTGCACTCTTGCAGACGACGCGGGTCTTCTGGATCCGGATCACTCCTCTCCGAGACAAGTCCCTCTCCAGGTCGAAGAACTCCTCTCCCGCTCTCAACGCGATCTGAGCGAGGATCCTGGACGCGGGTCCGTGCATCCTCGTGAACGCCATGATTTTCATTTTCCAGGGAAGAGACTCCATGGAGCACCCTCTCAGGAAAAAGAGATCGGTCCACTTCTTTCGATAGTCGACCTCCCATCGGACGGGTTCCATCTCGAACGGAGTATGAGGGTTCGCGTTGAACGCGTTCGGGTACGGGAAGAACGAGAACTTCTCCGCTCCTGGAAGATTTCCCATCTTCACGAGGAACTCCTTGAAGGAGTCCCAATCCTCCGACGTCTCTCCCGGTAGTCCGAGGATGTAGTATGCGCGGAGTCCCCGCTTGCCTTGCGAGATCATCCTCGCGACCTGTTCGAGAAGAATCTCGTCAGAGATGTTTTTCCGAACGCTCTTCCGCAATCGCTCGGAGATCCCCTCGATCCCCACTTGCGGGAGCGTCTTCTGTTGTCGGAGATGAACGTTCTCGATCCGCGTGTCCTGTTCGCTCCGGACGAGCTTCTTCTCCGCGCAGAGGTAATCAAGCTCTTCTGCCGACGAATACGCCGTGACTTCAGGGGCGAAGAGAGAGATCCGCTTCGTCTTGCAGCGCCGCACGAGCGGACGAAGCTCCTCGATCGGAACTTCGCGGTATGGTTTCAGATGGGAGACGAGACAGAACTTACAGCGGTAGCGACATCCGCGCGCGATCTCGACGCGCGTGAAGTCGTTCGTGATGTGGGAGAATCCTCGGAGACTCTCGACACAAGCGTACTCGACCGACTTCTGTTTGTGCGAGAGATAAAGGGAGGGAGGAGTTTCGTTCTTGAAGAGTCGAAGAGGGAACCCCTCCTCGCCGTCACCGACGAAGACCTCGTCACCATACGCGAGGAGAGGGACAGGGTTGAATGTTTGATATCCTCCGATCCGGATACGCGGTCGACTTTTGAGATCCTCGTTCTTCGAGATACCCGCTTTCCGGAGGAAGTCCGCGAGAAGGTAAAGGTGTTCCCACCAAAATAGGGAGAAGAAGATCTCGTCCGCGTACCTCGCGGTTTTCGGTGACACCCGGAACGTCTCGCACTTGTCCTTGATCCTGGACAGGACGAGCGCGAGTCCGTACGAGAAGTCGTCGCGCCCGAATGATAGATACCCGATCTTCATGTCCCCGTCCTTTGAAGGGCGTCCATGATCTTGTCAACGTTCTCCGCGTTGACCTTCTCGATCTCTTTCCGGAACTCCTCGTCGCTTTTGCGCCATCGGTAGAAGACGGTTCTCGGGATCCCCGCGTGTCTACATGCGACGAACATACTTCCCCCCGACTCTCAATACTTTCTGATGAATCGTTCTTTGTTTTTCTGCATGGCTGTCCCCCTTCGCTCTGTTACGCGTTTTCGCGAACGATCCCTTCAGGTAGTCCGCGAGTTCTTTCGGGAGCAACACTCCCCCGTCGTTCGATACAAGCGGAGACTTCTCCGTCCTCCGGATTCTCCCCGCGATATGCTCGACTTCGAGAAGTTCTTTCGGAATGATCCTGTACTTCGTGACCCCGCCGCAGTCTCGACACGGAAGCATGTAACCTCCCGGACAGAAGTCGAACCCCTCCGTGCTCAGATTGAAGAACGCGCGACAAGATTCCCGCGTACAGAGATACACTCGCACGAACTCGGTCATCCGATCTCCGTCGTGTTCCATCTTTTCGGTGTGATCCAGTTCAGGAAGTTCTGTCGAGGGATGGAGTCCCGGTTGTACCATTCGCACGCGTACAACCGTCCTCCCTTCTTGGAGGGTGTGTCGATGAGGAATGCAAGACGATCCCCGACGAGGATCTCCGTGATCGTTGCGATCAGGGACAGGGTCGACCATCCCCACAATCCCCCGACCTTCGTTATTCCGATCGCGGGATAGTTCTCCTCAAGAGAAAGGAGCGCCTTCTCCTGGACTCCGGGTTGCGTGACCACGACCCTGTTGAACTCTTCGTACGTGATGGGATGGATCTCAAGAAGCATGTTCAGAATCATCGGGAGATAGTCCATCAAGAGGTTCCGTTGATACTCCATGACCGCGCGATCGCGATCGGTGATGATTTGGATCTCCCCCTCGTAGACGAAGAGCTTTCTCCATTCCGGTCCGTCGAGTTCAGGGAGTCCCCACGCTTCGCGCGCTTCCTCTTCTTGCTTCTGGATCTCTTCTCTCCTTCGGTTTCCGTCTCCCATGTTCAACCCCTCCTTTATCAAACTCTTCTCGGGATCGAATTCACACTCCTCGCAATTCCCCGGACAATGCTTCCAGTCGTAACGGTCGGCGTCGTACGGATCGCTCACGGACCACTCCTCATCTTTTCGGATTCGTCACGATCATTCGTCTTCCGTCCCGAAGGTCGATCCTCGCTTCCATGATTCCATGTCCACAGCATAAAGCAATGGTCACGATGTTCGCAGCGTTCAGCGCCGCGACTATGTCCGCGATGCAAAAATCAATGTCTTGCCGCCTTCCGTTGATCGGCATCGGGACTTGATGTTCGTACGATCCGACCTGACAGCATTCCCTCGATTCCTTGGAACCTACAAACTCCATGTTACTCCTCGATCGAGATCTTGCAGTTATACGCCTTTTCCATGTCAAAGAGAACTTGACGAATCTCGTCCCGCTTCCCCGCCCACAATCCCGGATGAACCGAGATCCGGATTATGATGTTCGGATCCTTCTTGTATGTCTTCACTCCCGAGGAGTCCTCACCTTCCGAACCTTCCGAACCGTCCGGAGGGATCGTCGCCTCCCCGCTCGCCTTCAAGAGATCCTCGACCACGTCCTTGTCGAACCCGCTCATCTTCGCGATCTCTTCGTGACTCATCCCTTCCTCGGTTGCGAGGACATCGAACTCCGTCCGGAGAAGATCCTCGTCCCACGGGGATTCCGCGACAACGTTGTCCCCTAATCGCCGGCCCCTTGCTTCCCTCGCCGTGAGATCCTTTCTTCGGACGCACGGAGCTTCCTTCCGTCCGAGTCGCTTTGCTGCGAGCTTGCGACCATGACCCGCGATGATAACCCCGTCCCTGTCAAGCTCGATCGCGGGATGGAACCCATACAGTTCAATCTGTTCCGCGATCTTCTTCACTTGATGTTCGGGATGTTTCTTCGGGTTGTGTTCGTACTCGATGATCTTGTCGAGAGGAACCCATTCGACGGGAAGTCCGGAGGGATCCGGACGTGCTGTCTTCTTTTTCGACATCTCTTCTCCTCCTCTGACGCGGTTGATTCCCCCTGAAAAAAGAAAAGCTCCGAGCGTGCCGAATCGTATCGTCGACTCGAAGCGACGGAGCTTCATGAGGGAATCGTTTTGAATCAAGAAAGGGGATTACGACGGGAAGTCTCTCAGATGGAGGGTCGCCTTGTCAAGCTCGAATTTCTCTTGACCCGAACTTTTTCGGTGAGGTATCCTCTCAAACGTACAGCGGGAGACTCAGGAAGCGAGAACGGACCGTGATCGGACCGACCTCCTCCCCGAGATCTCCCGTTGTCATTTCTGTACCGTTCTCTCCTCTCCTGTCATACTCCGTACTTCTCCCGAACAACATCGCAGTGATCTTGAAGGAGCTTCCGCGCCATGTTCGGGACATACTCGCTCCTCGTCTCCCATCGCGAGATCTGAGATTGATCCACCCCCAAGATGGTCGCTACCTGAAATTGCGTCCACCCGAACGTCTCCCGGAGGTTCCGGAGATCCTCTCCCTTCATGAACGGGTTCGTAAGGATCCTGTTGATCTTTCTTCTCTTCTTGTTCATGTCCTCCCTTCCTTCAGATCTTGAACTTGAGCGCGATCGTCTGAGAATGGTCCCCTTCGAGGATGTCCGCGATCGCTCGGAACATGGGGACAAGCTCGTGAGATTCCCCCGTGAGAAGAACGGGAGCGGTCTTTCCGCGCTGTTTCGAGAAGAGGGCGACAGTCCCCACTCCCTCGCCGTCGACGAGCGCCGTACGGTCAATCTCGATCCCCTGAACCGCGAAGTTTCCGTTCCTCCCGCGTGCGGTAAGCTTCGAGATCTTGTCCCATTCGAAGGGAGCGTCCTTCGCCTTTTCCTTCTCGGTCGCTTTCGGTTCCTTGATCGCCGTCTCCAGGTCCACGAGGAGATCCCGAGGGATCCACTTTCGGAGTCGATACGCTTCGAGAACTTCCCTCGCGACCCTCTTCAGACTCAGATTCTTTTCAGACATCTCTTCACATCCTCCTTTTGGTTTAGTCATCGTGTCAAGTTCACGATAGAGATAAGGATAGGCTTCTTGGGTTCAGTTCCCATAGTCGAGATCCTGGATTCCGATCACTCTCCCGCCGCTCACCGTAACCGCCTTCATGAACTGTCCGGACCCTCGGTTGTAGTAATGCGTGACGACACACTTCCTCCGGACGTGGTTCGGTTCGAAGTAATAGTCCTGATCGCACGGCGAGGACGTCGTCGGACTTCCACACTTCGAGAGAAGCTCGATCTCCGGATCTCCGACATCCACGATTCTTCCGGAACAGAAGATCGTCCCGACCTCGGATCCTTCCGCGACACTCATGAAGTCCAGGACGATCGACACAACCGTCGCGAGCGCCGCGATCCCGATCACAATCCAAACCCATTTAGGTGTCTTCATACCGTCCCCCATGCTCTTGACTTCTCAGGTTTCCCGAAGATCCGATCCGTCTTCTCTGTCGCTCTCCCGTACTGACTCGGAGGATTGACGGTGAGCTTCGGGTACTCGTCCTTGAACGACAGCGGTCGAAGTTTCCCCCCGCAGTACAGACACTGCGCCTTCCTCACGTCGAAAGGGACCGACCTCGACTCGAACGCAACCTCGCACGCATCACACACAGCGCCCATGACATTCATTTTTTCTTCCCTCCTTTGTCGATTGACTCTTCCAGTCTCATCGAATAGTACAGATCCGCGCGAACAAACAGATTCAGGAGCGCCGCGCGGAGAGTTCGAAGTTCTTTGAGATCGAGCTTCCGAACGATCAGGTTGTCGACCCCGAGAAAATCGAGTTCCTTCGTAAGCGAGCGCGCATCTTCCTTGACGTTCTTCCATTCACGATCCCACGGAACGAGCTTCCTCTTTCTCTTCTTGATGCATCCGTTCGACATCTCTTCCTTTCCTCCGGTTCGTCTCAGGGTATGACTTCAGTTTATGCGGATTGCATAAAGAGATCAAGAAGAGAATTGTCCCCGAGATCTCTTCCGAAACTCCGGAGGGAACGACCGATGCTTTCCCTCGACACCCTCGCGATAGACCGGAAGATCCGTGGATACCAGAAGCTTCGAATGATACGACGTCGCTTCGAGCGCGCCGTTGCAGTGCCGACACGCGAGCTTCCGGAGTGGTTCATTCGTGATCGAGTTGTCGCTCCCCCGTTGATTGATCCTCGTCGTCACCTTCCTCCGCGTCGCCGCGTCGACGTCCTTCGGAAGATACTCAGGATCCCAAACGAACCGGACTTTACAGGTTGTGCATTTTGCCTGAGAAGGCATATTGTTCTCCTTCCGTTCGATAAAAGACGAAGCTCGTCGGACGACCATCCTTCTCGACCTGGACGACGATCTTCTTCACGGCGAAGTGATCGAAGATCTCCTCCGATACTTCCGGGATCCACATTCTGAACCGACCTTCCTGATCCGTACGATGCGTCTTCATGGTTTGCTCCTCCGGGTCTTCCTTCGGATGATACTTCGCATACATTCTCGCGATCCGTCGCATTCCGAACGCGGTCAAGTACGTTCGCCCGTTCGCCTCGATCACATCGCGCTCGTGGAGCGCGCACTCCGCTTCCGACAGGAACGCCTCGACCGACTCCGCAAGCGGGAGCGCGGATCCTTTCTTCGTCTCCATCATGTTCAGATCCTCCGTCCTTCAAAAAGGAATCTCTGTGATTACCTTCCCCTCGTATCCGGAGACGTATCCTTCCGGGACGACCTTCATGAATAACATTCGAGCGCTCAAGATCTGCGACGCTGCGATCTTCCGTTCCTCTTTCGTCATCGACTCCCACTCCGACCGATGACGCGTTACGATATCCTCGCACGCACAAGCAATCCTCTCCGCGAAGGTTCCGTACGAGTCCTCTCCTTGCTCGATCTCCGAGTCCCTGTATGTCTGAAGAAGGAGGCTCACTTCGCTCGTTACCGCTCTATGCGCGTTGAGCGCCTTCAATAACTCCGAGTCCTTCATGTTCAGTTCCTCCTCTGATCGGGTCTTCTCTTCCACGAAGCGCACAACTCGCAGAGCATCAAACCGCCGTTGTCGATCGAGATGTCTCCCATCCGGACCGTGTCCCCACAATCCGTACACGTCTCCTCCGAATTGAGAAACTCCTCGCTCTCGTCCTTGAGATTCGCGACCTCGGTCTGACACCTTTGACAAATGTTCGCTCCGTCCTTCCATCTGTGAAACTCCATCCGTCCCCCGCAGCGATGACAAGACGGAGACAGATCTTCGAGAAGTATCGCCTTCATTTCTTCTTCCTCCTGTCTCGTTTCGGAATGTCCTTCTTCCGGATCGACCGGACATTCTTCGCCGCGTCCTTGTGCATCCTCGCGAGTCCCGCGAGACGCTCCGCTTGCGCGAGATGATAGATCCGGAGTTGACTCTTCGCTTCCTGAAGCGTGACCCCCGTTGCATCGCGGAGATCCACGGCGATGATCTTCGCGTCGACTCCTGTTCCCTGGACCTTGTATCCGAGGTATTTCCTCCGGTTTTTCTGTACGACGTCGTCCGTCATCTGAATGTCCTCCCTCGCTTACGAGAATCGATTCTGAGCATGTCCCCCGCTCCCGAAAGGGAAGGGGAGCGCCTTGTCCCCCTTCCCCATTCTCGGGGATCCTACTTATCCAGGTGCTTCAACCTGGACGGACGGATGATCCTCCGAATCGGAGCGTCGTCCATCCAGGGACGGACCGCTTTCGAGATCTTCCCGACCTCGGTCCGGACCCGCTTCTTGAACTTCTCGTCCTCCTTCAGATCCTCGATGTCGACGCCGTTCAGGATCCGCTGAAGGTTCTCGATCTCCTTCTCAAGATCGCCGTCCTGGAAGACGTTCAGGGAGGACAGGTGTTGAATCTTCTCGACCCTGGACTCGACGAAGTCCCCACGGATGACCTTCCGCTTCCCGTCCTTCGATCCGGACGTCAGACCCTCGACGATCTCCCCGACGACCTCCTTGAACGCGAGACGAAGATTGAACATCGCCGTCTCTCGGAACTCTCCCATCATGTCCTTGAACTTGTCGATCTCGTTCGCTTGCATCTCGGGAGGGAGGACGTCGTCACCGTTCTCGGGAGTGACCTTCAACCAGTTCCAAGACATCTTGAAGTGATTCCGGACGTCGTCCGGATAGTCTTCCGGATTGTAGAGTGGACCGAGGTTCACTCGCGCTTCCGCTTTGAGATTCTCCATCTCCTTATGGAGCGTCTCGACCTTCTCATAAAACAGGACGCTCATTTCCTTCAGTAACGCTTCCGTCGACAGGATGTCGTTCTTCGCGATGAAGAAGCTTGCGCGGTCATCCCATCCGGGAACCATCCTTCTCTCGACTTCTGCGACGGTTTGTCCCTTTACCCTGTTGATTGGAAGGATCGCCTTGTCTCGATCGACAAGGGACTTCCTCGCGTCCCACGTCCCTTCTTTCGCGACCGCCCCGTCATCTCCTGGTTTGCACTCGACTTTATCCTGATCGACCTTCTTCCTCCCTTGCCATTGGGAGAAGCGGAGCTTCAGGAGTCGACCGCACTCGAAGACCTCGGGGATCTTCTTCTCTTCAGACTTTTCTTTCTTCTTCGTCTTCATGATTCTCTCCTCCGTTGCACATCACATTGTCTTGAAATTTACCCGCACCACGGATTCCCGACCACACAATCTCTTGGACGACTCTCCGTTCTCCATCCCGCGCACTTCTCGCAGACGCCACAAAGGACGTCCCGAGATTCCGGTGTCGACCACGGGATTTCGAGCTTTCCATCGTCTCGACAGAACATCGTGATCTCATCCCCGGACACGCTCTCGTTCTTTCCGCTGTTTGAAGTAATCGGAAGTCTTCCTCGTTTTCTTAACGCGTCCGAGAGCTTTCTCCAGGAATTGCGTTGCCTCATAACAGGATCCTCCCTTGAACCCTTTCGCCTTGACCTCGACTTCACCGTCATCGTAACAATTCACGATGATCTCTTCGCCTTTTTTGAGTCTTCTCGTCATGATGTTGACCTCCGTTACCTCGTGATCTTTAGTTGAATCCCGAGCGATTGTTTGTCGCGGCTCAAGAAGCGCCGCAGCTTGGACCGCTTCGTCTCCTTCACCTTGAACCCCTTCGCCTTCGCCGCCTTCGTCGTCTTCTCGACGGTGTACGCTTGCTTCAACAGATTTCCGTGAGCGCCGCAAATCCTTTTCAAGCTTCCCGTTTGAAAGAAGTCCGCGATGAAGACGTACTGTCCGGTCTTCGGATGCTTGACGATCCCGATCTCATACGCGCAGCCGGGGATCCTGATCGCGTGATCGCACTTCCCGAGATCCTTCTCCGTGAACCCGTCCGGGATCGGATAGTCTCCGATCGAGTGTCCCCACCATGCGTATGTCTTCTGATTCCTCCGAAGTTCCGCTCCAGGGTGCAACCGCTTGATCGCCGCCTCGACCACGTCCAGGTCGGAACAATCGACTTCCATTACGTCGACGTGACTCATGATGTTCTCCTCCTGTTTCCTAAGTCGTTAGAGATCTCTGTTCAACTTCTAGTTGACGCTCTCGCCGTCCCGCTTGATTCTCCTGGTCGATCCGGACGGATCGATCTTCTTGTCCTTCGGATTCTTCCTCGTGGTCGCAAGGACACATCGCCCCTTCTTGTCTCTCCCCTTCGGGAATGCCCAGTCTTCAAGCTCCTTCACTCCCTCGGGATCCACTTCCACGATCGGAGTCACGAACATGCTCGCGTCCTTCAGGGTCCGATTCAACATCGACGCGTTGAGGACCATTTGCTCGATCTCCGCTCCGGTCCATCCTTCCATCTCGGGAGCGTCGAAGTTATCGACGTCGTGAATCTTGCAGTAATGATCGAGGATCTCGTCCCGCGTCTCCTTGTCCGGGAAGTCCACGAAGAAGATCGCGTCCCATCGTCCCGCGCGCTTCCATGCCGGAGGGAGCTTGTCGATTGCGTTACACGTCGCAATCACGTACGCCTTTCCGCGAGGACGGTCCGACAACCACTTCAGAAGAATCGCGCCGACGCCGCTTCTCGATCCCCCGTCTCCTTCGTGCGCGCGCGCTCCCGGATGTCCCTTCTCGATCTCGTCGAACATGACGATCGGACTTCCTTGCGAGTCGATGATCTTCGTCGACTGATACGCTTTCGTCTCCGCTTGACCGACAAGCGCCTTTCCTTCCGACATGATCTTGTTGATATCCGCGATGATCGTGTCCCGCTCGACGTGCGCTCCGATCGTCTTCGCGAGTTCCGTTTTCCCGCTTCCCGCCATCCCGATGAGGAGGATCCCCTTGTACTTGTCGCTCTTCAGGGAATCGAGAATGTATCCCTTGACGGCGTCCATCCCCTTCAGGTCATCGAGCGTCTTCTCGAACCTTCCAACCTCAAGAGTCGCGCTCTGACGAATCATATCCGCGCGAAGATGAGAGATGATCTTCGGGTCGAGAGCGTCGATCGCCGCAATAGAGAGCGCCGCAGCGTTTTCCGCTTCGTGTGCTGTCAGACCAACCGCCGATTCGAGAACGCTCTCCATGTGGTCATTGCTCGATTCCGGGAGCTTCGCGTTCTTGGCTTGCTGCTCGAAGACCTCTCGGAGCTTTTCTTTCGTGGGGAGATCGAACTCGATCGTCTGAAATATCTTGGACAGTTCGAGCGGAATCTCCAGGACCGGACAGACAACGACGAGGCAGTTCCCCTTTCTCTGAAGCTCGTCTCGCGCGTTGACGAGCTTCTGAATGATCTCCGCTCTCTCCTCCGGGTTGACCCTCTCGTCCAGGACGAAATGAAAGTTCACCGCGAACATGATCGCGGGTCCGTCCCTTGACACGAGAAGATCGATCATGTCTTGCGCCTTCGGTCCCTCGTCTTTGTCATCATCATCGTCGCTCCTCTCGATCTCGATGTGCTTCCCGGACCGCGCTTCGTAGATCCCGTCGACCATGTCCCACTGAAAGACCTCCTCCTCCTCGGGGATCATCGCGGTCATGTCTCGGATCAATCGGTCCGCTTCGAACGTCTCGATCCAAATGTACGGAAACCCCGCGTTGTGATAATGCGTGAAGTTCAAGTCTTGTGTTCTCATGATTCAGTCTCCTTTCTTTGCTTCGAAGTTTTTCAGGACGTATGCTGACTCAAGGATCCGATGAGCATCCGCAGCGCGATTCCTCATCCTTCGAATCGCGTCATTCGCCATAAGGAGAGGATCTTCGGAGTAATCCACTTTCACATGGATAATCTCCATGAGTCTATCGCTGAGTTCTCCATACCGTTTATATTTGATTGCAAAGACCGAAGCATTCTCGTTGAACATCTCATCGTTCCTCTTCTCCGTTTTTTTCTTCGCACTCGCTTTTTTCATTGCTTCCTCCGTACTTCGTTCATGTTGTTATGCGATTCGCATAATTCTAGTGTACCATGTTTGACAGAGATGTCTAGTCGGTTCCGAGCGCTCTCCAATTCCGTTCGCGGTTCTCGATCCAAGTCCTCATGAAACACGACCCGTCGCTGAAGAACACGAGGACCAGACCTTCGTAATTCTCGATCGGGATCCCGGTGATCCCGTCGAAGATCGTCTTCTCCGGATCCTCGCTCCATGAGAACGCGTTCGCCGCTCTCAGGTTCGGATCCTTTAGCTTCTTTCTCAACCCGCTCAGGAAATACCTTGACGTGTCGTCCAGCATCATCGCTTCCGCTTCCTTGACTAGTTCCATGATCTCGTCTTTTGTGTCGCTCTTCATTGTCCTTCCTTCCATCCTTCTATGATGTGAGCAATCCCCTCCGACAAGGATCGTTCACCATACCTCGACTATTCCGTCTCTCTTACACTGTTGCTCGACGTGATCCCAACCCGAGAGAATCCTATGCTCGCGCCGAAGAAGAACCTTGCGGACTTCGTTCTTCTCTTCTTCGATCTCTCTCTCGATCGCGTCGAGTCTCTCTTCGATTCTTTCTCTCGCTTGCATCGTCATGTTCCATCCTCCAGGGGAGAGCGGGTTCCTCCGTCGACGCCCCGCTCTCCTGTTTGTGGTTTGCTGCGCTTTACTTCTTTCGGGTTACACGTTGACAGGTTCGTCTTCGTCCGGTCCGTATTCTTCTTCGTACCTTGCGCTCGCGTTCGCCCACGTAAATTCCCGAGCGCGGACTTTGCAGAGGGGACACTCGATCATCGCTCCCCTGGTCCCCTCTCTCTCCTCGACGACAACCGTGTCGACCATGTTCGGGCAATTCGGACAACGCATTACGCGACCTCCTTCTTTCCGTATCGTTCCTTGAACTCCCTGATCCTTTCCTCTCCCAACCTGTTGTACGCTTCCTCGGTCACGATCCTCGTTCCCCCGTGACCCTTGTCGACTTCGTGAACCATGCACTTCGGAACTTCGTACTCTTCTCTCTCTGTCGTTCTGTCTTCCTCGTCGATCCTGATCCTGTAATGCGTTCCCCATCGATCCGTCTTGACCTTGATAATCGTTCCGAAGTGTTCGATGTTCGCCATGTCGCCGCGATTGAAGATCCTCGTCCCCTCGGTCAACGTCTTCATGATGTTCTCCTTTTCGTCTTGCGCGTTCCCGCGCGGTCTGTGGTATATGCCTGTCGAACAAAAGTTAAGAGATGTATTCATTACCCGAGAAATAGAGCAGGAACCGTGCCAGAGCGCGCCGAAAAAAAAGCGGCCCATCGCCGGGGACTTGCGAGAATAGACCCCCGCAGAGATCTCGGGGAAGTGACCACGAGCGTCAACCGAGTGACGGCGAGCGTCACCGATCGAGCTATGCCTCGATGGATGGGCTTCTTTTTTGGGGACGGGAAAGTGACGCTCTACGCATAGGGGGGGGTCAGGAATAGGCCCAATCCGAACGGTTGATTCTATGAGACTTTGTTCGACCGGATATCGCGGATCGTTGATATCCGTCTTTTTACAAAACTTTTACAATTAACCCCGTTCAGACAGGAGCGATTCCTGCTTAGAGATTTTTCTCAAAATGAGACTTTTTGCTATGCCTTTGATTTTTCAGCATTCACGTTTTTCGGCGTTTAACCGGCCCAATTCGCCGCGCTCAGAAATCCAGGAATATAACGATCGTTCTGTGCTTCGTAGAACAAATCTCGCACGAGATAGAACGTCGAGATCAGCGCCCGACGACGTCCAGGATCTTCTTGATCCTCCGGATCCCGTACCCTTGCCTCTTTAGGTCCAGGATCATCGACACGCGGTCGAGCGCGAAGTACGGGAACCATGCGATCGACCCGCGCCCGTTCTTCTGAGCGGTCACTCTTGGAGACGGAAGGATCCCGAGCTTCGTCCAGTTCATGAGGGTCTGAACGCTCTTGACTCCCGTCTGTTCGAGGATCTCCTTCGACGTGACGAAACCTCTCTCGTCCGGTTTCCCGAAGGTCTGACAGACCGCGCGCGCCGCTGCAAGTGGAAGGAGGGGACCGTGTCCAAGGACGCAAAGACCTTTCCTCGCGAGAACCACGAAGATCCCCTCTCCGTCTCTCTCCTCGTCCTCCGTCGCGAGCTTCCACTTCAGCGCGCGGAGGATCGCCTGTCGCTCGCTCGCGGATCCGCGAAGAATCGAGTAGGTCCATCCGTCTCGATCGGAGATCTTGTCGAGTGCCGCCGTCGCTGATTCCGGAAACGTCGACGGCGAGAAGGGGATCGGATGTCTCGCCTTCGAATGCGGAAACATCTCATAGACCTCAGTCCTCGGATTGAACACGCACGCGGGGAACTCGATGTATACCTCCGGGTCGAAGAGTCCCTGAAGCGCGTCGAAGGGGAGCGCTCTCCATTCCATGACGTTCTCGATAATCCATCGATCAAGCTCTTCATGCTTCATCGTGTAGATCGTATCCGTTGTTATCATCCCGCAAGCTCCTCGATCGCGTCGATCATGGTTTGAATTCTGTGAGTGTACTTATGTTGCGCGCGGGTCCGGACCCACAACTCAGTCGCTTTGTACAACCGGACTTCCTCGTGCGTGATGTAGTAGTCGATCACTTCCGACCACGCATCGACCGCGACGTCGACGTCCTCGATCGGGTCGATCACGATTGCTTCAGGATAAACGTCGTACAGTCCTCCCCGCGCGACCTGGATCTGAAAAGCTCCGGACGCGGGGACATCGAAGGTTCTACAGGGACAACCCCACGCGCGAGCGGGAGAGTCCTCGTCGCAATCCTGGACGGGAGCGAGAACAACTCTTGTCGAGTTGTATATGCGGTTCACTTCCTCGTGCGTGAGCGCCATCTCGAAATGAAAGAACGCTTTCGGGAAGCTCTTTTGAATTCCCTCCGCGAACTTCTCTCTCCAGGAGCGCCGCGCTCCGATCAGAGCGACATCGTATTCATAGAACGCTTCCCATGCGTCGATCGGATGATAGATCGTTTCGTCCGCTGCGAGCGGTAAGTATCGGACGTGATCTCCATACGGATGTCCTTTCGTATACGAGAAATGAATGTCAACCACAGGAGAGATCGGAGCGATGATCTGTCTCCAGTCTTCCATCTCGTCGTTATGGGTCCAGAGGACGACCTTCGTCTTCTTCTTGAGCTTGTACACGAGCCCGAGTTTCAGTTCCCTCCCGGATGAATGGACGATGAAGTCAAGTCCGTCCGGGATCTCCGTCGCTTGCGGACCTCCGTGCGATCCCAACACAACGCACTCGTGTCCGAGAAGTTTGACTGCGTTTATCATGAACTCCGCAACGAAGTCCGCTCCGTTTCTCTGTCCGATTCCCGAGTACATGATTCCGATCTTCATTGTTTCCTCCGAGCATCAAGATTGTGAGTCATGTCGCCTAGTACAGTTGTACTTCTTCCACGTCCTCTCTCAACGGCTCGGCCCGACCGAACATACATTGCTTTTCTGGCTCGGCCAGGACGCGGCCTATTCCCATCTTCACCGCCCTGTATCCGTATTTCACGAGCGTCTCGTACTCGGACTGAGTGAACCAGCGACGTAGCTGCTCCAGGGTCCGACACCCACTACCAGCCATTTCGCCGAAGAGGAGAGCCCTGTCCACTCGGCCAAACTCCATCGTCCAGGGCATCAGGTTTTCATGATCCGGTCGGGGCTCCACCCATCGCCTGGAAAAGCCCGGCCTGAACGGCCCTCGGCCTTCGTTATCTTGAATGCGGTAGATCGTTTCAGAAGACATTATGACTCCGTATCACTACGCAAAAGAGCGTCGGCACACCCATCACAGAGAACCTTATTTCTTCTCTTCTTGGGTTGCGCCAGCGCCATTTCTTCGCCATCTTTGAATTTGTGACGGCACCAGAAGCATGTGTCCATCTTGTTGCTACATATCGACCGAAGCTCCCGGAATCTCGGGGTCATTTTGAGCCAACCCTTCTTGCACCAGTTGAAGTGTTCCGTCTTTGTGTGCTTGGGGACTTCTCTTGATAACTGCATCACCCCTCCGTAGGGTCAAGTGAGTCTGGGTCATATTGTTCCGGCCTTTATGACCGCAACGAGCAAAGAATGGTGACGGCCTCTCCTTATGGTGATTCGGAGGGCCTTCCAGTCTGTTTCTCCCCCCTGCCGGGACGGAGCCGACCACACTGCCAGCCAAAACTGCGTAGGCCAGAAGCGAATATAGATTGGCAGGTTTTTCTCAAGTAGCCGCCTCATTCCTCGTCTCCTTGCGAACACGTCTTGTGGTCATATTGCTCCCCAATCTGTCTCGATATGATGTCCAGATTTGATATGAACGTTTCCCGGCTGATACCGTCCATCTGGTAGTCGAGGCACATCGACGAGAGTAATTTCACATACCTTAAAAATTCCGGCTCTTCCATAGAGTAGTTGGCCTCGCTGCCGGATGCTTGCATTTGCTTCTCCCGGCAAGCATCACAGAGCAGGTCTGGTCCCCTCCTTTTGTTTTTCACGCATTGAATACAATTAGTGCTCATTCGTTACCTCCACATGTATCTGGGTCATGCAGCACCATGCCATACCTCACGCCAGCCAACCATGCGGCCTCGATTCTGTTCTTCAGGTATTGGCCGCTCGCAGAGCCCTCCAGGAGCTTCTTGCCCTCATCTCTTTCAAGGAAGGCATCTCTGGCCTTTGCCAGCGGGGATCTAAGATCGCTCATCAGTTCCTCCACGTGTGTCTGGGTTGCTATACTTTGCCATAATATCTACACACAGTTTGTGCGCCCGCCTACTGTACCCTCCATCGTAGTAGAGCTCGCCGGATACGATGTCTTTACCGCAGACGCAACACCCATTCAGCCATCGGCACCGCCTGAGTGGGTACTCTTTCCAGCCCTTGCGGTTTCTCATGGCTCCTCCCGGTGACATGTATTTTGGTCATCGTGCTCGAGCAGATCCCGCCTTGCCTCTTCGATAGCAACCTTGAGGGATTTCGCCGGATCTCCCACCCACTGCGTTCCGTCACGCCAAACAGCATAGGCTGTCATGCCTGCCACTACGCCCTCGAAGAACTCGGGGCTACGAATTCCGTGCAGCTCTCTGAAATATCCCATCTCGTCCTCCGCATCCTGTATATTTGTCACTGTACTTTCTGTGGTATCTGTGTCCTCTGTAGGGCTGCAATCACCTGGGGCACTTCGTCGTCCAGGTAGAGCCCTAAACTCTGCCACTGTTTCCCGTTCGACGTGATGGATACCAGCACCTCCCCCTCATCCAAGAAGTAGCGGCCCTCCTCGATCCTGACGGCAAAGTACTTTCGGCGGTATTCTCTCATTGCTTTCCTGTCTGGATCTGACATTATTCCCCCTCCCGAATCGAACATAATACCGATACACTACGCATTCCGCTTCAAACCGAAGTCCTTCTTCTTGATCTTGACCATCAGGCCATCCGGGTGATGCCAGGCGTGGCAACATGTCTCTTGCTCATGCTGCCCACAAGTACAGGCTGAACTGCGAAAGATTCCGCAGTCCTTTTTGTGTTCCGCTTGCTCCTCCGCACTGTAGGGGCAAGGACCATACCTCTGATTCGGATTTATCCACTTCGGATTTTTTCACCCCTCGTTTCTTGGGGCTGCATGGAACTTGTTACAGTGGGAGCAAGGGGCGCAGTCGAGGACCAGATTCTGAATAGTGCCAGCCCTTCACCGCCAACATGCGGTTGAACACCTTCCTTCTTTCGCGATAGGGCATCTCGGCCAACTCTGTAGTTACAATTTTGATTATTCTCTTCAACCGTCTATCCGAAATCCTCTCTTGGCTGCTGTCGCCTTTACGAGAGCCGCATGCTCTTCGTTTCTTCCAGGAATGCTCTCTCGCTCCCGACACTTATCGCAAAGGAGATCCGGTCCAGTCCTTTCATTCTTCACACATTGAATACAGTTCTTGCTCATCTTACGGTCTCCTCTGTAGATCGAGACAGCATTTCTTGAACTTCTTCCCGCTCCCGCACGGACAAAGTTCATTCCGTCCAACCTTCGGGGGACGTCGCTTCATCTGTTTGTCCGTAGGGGGAAGCTCCATCTGTTTCAAGTGAGAAGTATCCAGTCCCTTCTTCTTGAGTTCCGCGACCTCTTCCGGCGAGTAAATGTGTCCGGTCCTTGTGTCCATGTTTAATCCCCTCCGTCAAAGTCCAAGCGCTCGACGTATTTCGCTCTTTACCTTTTCTCTCTCCCCTTCCTTTATTTGTTTGATGACGTACTGAACGCACGGGGGAAACGGGTAAATATAATCGACAATCCTTCCCTCCTCTTCCACGACCTTGTGAAGATGCCATGTCCCGTCAGGAAGTCCGTCCCCTCCTCGTCCAAACGACCACTCGTCAAACCCTCCAGGCTCGTCGGGAACATCATCTGGAAGATCCTCCCATAAACATATAATCACTCTCATTTTCATTCCCCTCCGAACAGGATCTCGCTCGCAAGAAGCGATCCCTCCCATGCGTCGTTTTTCTCGATCAGATCCATGACGATCGGATTCACGTAACCCGAGACGTCCGCATCGACGGCGTTCACGAACCCCTGAACCATCCTCGGGATTGAACACGTCGCGCCCTTCCATTCCGGTCCGCTCTTTCCGTCTCCGAGTGTCGGATGCTGGATCCAGTTCAAGCGAAGGATCACGACCTCGGGAACCTTGTTGTCGATCGCCGACAACGCTTCCGTCGCGAGACCGAGATATTGCTCCGCGAGAAGCTTCGATCGCGGATACGAGTGAAGTCGGTCGTCCGCAAGATCCGGAACGTCGGTCGTCTTGATCCGTCCGACCGGAGTCCCGAATCCATCCTCGAATCCATAGACCGCTCCAGAAGAACAGTAAACGAGCCGACGCGTCCGTGCTCGATCACATTCGTCGTATACGAGCTTCGCTCCTTCGGAGTTCAACCGCACGAATTCAAGGAACTCCTCTCGTTTGTCAACGCTGTCCTTCGACTTGCCCCATTTCGTATAGACGCTATGTCGATGCGGATGCGCGACAAGATGAACAACCGCGTCGATCCCCTTCTCCCACAGCGCCGTCGATAGATGCTTCGGGTCGAAGACGTCGTTCCCTAAAGCCAAGTCAAACCGAACGACGTCGATCCCCGCGCTCCTCAGTCCCTCGCATACGTACTTCCCGACGAACCCTTCGCTTCCCGTTACGAGAACTTTCTTCTGATCGGTCATAGTAGCTCCTTCATGATTTGATCCTCGACAAATACTTTTTCGATAATTTCGTTCGCGTTGTTCATTACGCATCGCGGACACTTATCGGTCCCGATTCTCGCGATCGCTTCCTTGTGTTCGTGTCCCCCCCATATCTCCCCGAACCGCTGTCTCTTCAAGTCTCCAAACCGGATGAAGACGTCTTGACAGACGATGAACTCAGCGGTCGCCGTCACGACCGCGTGAAGCGGGGTTGCGTAACAATACACGGTCGACCTCGGGGTCCAGTATCCCCGGAACTTGTCCGAGATAGCAAAGATCGGAACGTTCGTTGCTCCCCTTGCCGCTTCACAGAGATGATACGCGGGACGGATAATCTCGCGGACCATCCGATCCTCTTCCGATCCTCTCGGGTAATATGCGGGTCGAATGTGAAGGAAGTCCGCATCAAAATCTCTGACCTTCGGAATCTGACAGAAGTCGAACGTGTCCTTCCAGTTATTATGATCCAGGACGAACCCGAGTCCGAGCGTCTTTGTCCCGTCCCTCCCGTCGTCCTCAGACAACGCGCGACAGTTGTCGAGTACTTTGCAGAACGTTAGCTCTCCCCCTCTGACATCGTCGTATACTCCGGACGATCCCGCGTCGATCGAGATCCGGATGCGATCGAAGAGCTTCCAAAGATCTCGCGCGCTGTATGTGTCCCGGATCGCGATCCCGTTCGTCGAGAGGATCTTCTTCCCCGGAAATCTGTCGAGGATATGGAGATGTTTGTAAAGAAGCGGCTCCCCTCCTCCGCTGATATGGATCGCTTTCACTCCGAGCTTGATCGCTTGCTCGACGATGTCTCTAAAAACATCTCTGTCGAGTTCCCCTCCGAGAGCGCGCTCCTCGCGCATGATGCACCACGCACAATTAGAGTTACACTTGTTCGTCACGTAGATATGCAACACGACAGGAGGGAGGAAGTCTCCCTTGACGATCCCCTCGCATTCTCTCGGGTACAGAAGCGCCTTCCAGGGGAAGAACGGCGTCCATTGCTTCTCTTCGATCAACATCTCTCGCTCCCTCCTCCTCTCCATTTCACGGATCAGTCCTAGCATATCCGACCGTACCTCCCTCGTCCCCGTTCGAAGCTACAACATCGCTCGACGTACTCGTACAGCTTCCTGTCGAGCGCTTCGCAATAGGGGTTCCCTCCTCCATCGCTTCCTCGATGCTTACACTTCGGACAGATCAACCGTCGCCGTCGAAGGTAACATCTTAGCAAGTCGATCCCCACGTACCACAGAACCCAAATCAGGAAGAGGACTGTAAGAACTCCCGGAAGAAACTTCGTCCAGAAGGTTTCAGGATCCATGATCAATCCTCCTATTTGCGATCCTTCGTTCCTCTCGTGATGAACCGTGTCGCCATGATGACCCATCCCTCCGCGAGTCCATAGATCGGACCGTGAAGGATGTACTCGACCTCGACCTCGATGTATCTCCCCGTATAGATGAGAGACGACCCTTTCTTCATCTCCTCGCCCGTAAAGCTCGTCTCCCAAAGATCGAGAGCGTCTCCGACCTGGAAGTCTCGATCGTTCACGCGGACCTCGAAGTTCTTCTTTCCCGACCACGTCTCCGCGAACACGATCGGGTCCGTCTTCAATTCGTGCTTCTTCATTTCCTGGTCCTCCTTTATGCACTCCCATATGGCGGTCCTGGATTGAACTTCGGAAGGAACTCCGGAGGTGTTCCGGGGAACTGGATCTCGGTCGTGTTCGGTCGCCGGCCCGTCAGACGTTCGATCGCGTCAAGCATCGCTTCATGAATCTCCTGGACCGTGGGAGGGCGATCGTCCTTGATGATTCGCCTTCTCCACGCGCGCCACTTCTTGAAGCGCCGCCACGCGAACGGAGTCCCAACAAAAAGGACCAGCAAGGAGATGATAGACCCTTGACCCAACAGAAAGAAGATCGTCCTCTCAGAGAGCGTTTCTTCGAGCGTAACCGCGATCGCCATTCTTATGACCGAGTATCCCCACAGAATAAGGATCCCCCAAAAGAACAGACCCGCCGCGATCGTGGACACCTTCCAGACCTTGAAGCGCTTCTCCCTCTTCTCTTCAGACATCTCTGTTCCTCCGCGCCGCTATATCCTGAGCGGCATCAAGATATACTCGAACTCGTCCGCGTACGCATTTTTCGATCCCCGGATCCGGACGGGTTTTCCTCCCTCCGCGATCTCGATCAAGACGTCCTCCTCCTCCGCGATCCCCTGGACGCCTTCTCGGAGATACGTAACGTTGAAGTTCAGTTCCCACGGTTCCCCCATGAGTTCACAAGCGACCGTGTCCTGAGCTTCTCCGATCTCCGCGCTGACGTGTTTCATATCAAGCTCGGTCGATCTCGCCTTCAGCGTGACCTCGCGATGCTTGGAATCTGTGAGGACCGCAACCCGCTTCAGCGCCGCCGATATTTGCGGGAGATCCACGTGGAGCGTCACACCGAACTCGTGCTTCCTGATCGCCTCGAAATCCGGATACATCATGTTGATACATTGAAGATGAAGAATCGAGTCGTTGATCGCGAACGCAATCGCTCGGGTTTCTTCATCCGGAGCAACCTCGACCGGAATCTCCTCGTCTCCCTCCTTCAGTGACGACAGATAGTCCGTGACGACCCTCTCAAGCTGAAGGAGTCCTGAGATCGGAAGAACGTACTCTCGCGCTTTTCCGTCCTCCGCTCCCTTGATCCAGGGAGGAAGCTCTTGTGAAGCGATCTGAGATTCGTCGAGAGGGATCTTGTTCCTCACGTATGCCAAACGATGACCGTCCGTCCCGACATTCACGAGAAAGAGCTTCTTCAAGTCTTTTCCCTCGAACCGGAAGAGAAGAGACTCCAGTCCGACCCGACCCGTCTGTAACTGTTTGGACGTTCCCTTCTTCGCTTTCCGGATTGCTCTCGACAGCGTGAACGGGTTGATCGGGATCCCCTCCGTGTACTTGACCTTCGAGAGCTTCGGGAACTCCTCCGGAGGAAACAGTTTCAGCTTGAACTTCGATCGACCGCTCTTCAGGAGGACCGTCTCCGGATCCTTCTTCGTCACGGTGAGAGACGCCGCCGCTTCTCGGTTCAACGTCTTCACAATATCGAGAAGCTTCGCAGCGTTGAGACAGACCGTCCCCTCCTCCTTCACATCGCAGTCGACTAGACCGACATAGGACGTCTCAAGGTTTGTCGTTGTGATCTGAAGGACGGTTCTTCCTCCCTCCAGCTTCTTCGCTTCACAGAGGACCGCGTCGAGTCGTTGCATCGATCCCTTTGCTTCTGTGAAGACCCTCGCGTATGAGAGTTTTTCTTCGAGTACGTCGCGTGAAAACTCAACATTCATCTTCGACTCCTCCTTCTTTTCCGTTTGTGGGTTGTACAATCCGTCGCTTCCTTTGGATGCTTCCATCGGGAAGGTCGCGGGAAATCTTCCGGTCGGTCCGATCGTGGCCTTCCAGCTCGTGACCTGTTGCGGTTTTCCCTGTTCTCCTATCGCGACCGTGTTCTTGCAGAAATCCGAAAGACCGTCATCGTAAGGGGGGAGATCCATCTCAACCGCGTCCGGGTTCTTCGGCTGAATCTTCTTCATCGCTTTCCCGAACTCTTCGAAGTTCTTCGCCGCATCCACTGTCGAGATCCCGAACGCCCTCATTATCTCAACAAAAATCTTCAACTGTTCGGACAACGACACGTCAACCTTAGCCTTTAGATCCGGGATCTTCGCCATTGTCTTGACTCTCAGCGGGAGGTTTCGCGACGAGTCCAATGGAGAGAAGATCGCCCTCTTCGTACTCCTTCGTCCCGTCGTCCTTCTCGGTCCACTTCTTCGCGATGAATCCAGGGTTCGCAAACATCGCGCCTTCGAGGATCGCTTCCGCGTACGTGCGTTCGATCTTCATCTTGATCCGACACTTCCCGTCCTCACCGAACTCGATCTCCGTCGTCTTTCCGACCGGAGGAGTCCTCACATCGAAGCTCGAAAGAACGACGGAGTTCTTCATGTACTCGTCGACCTTCAGCGCTCCAGGACGAACAGACATCCCCTCCGGACCCGGATCGCTCCAGTCCATGACGACCTCGATGTCGATGTATTCTCGATCACTTTCCATTCTCAGAACCTCCCCTCACGACACGACGTTGAGGAAGCGTGATGTTGAACTTCTGTTGAACGAGATTCCGGAAGTCTTCGAGATGTTCTTCCTTCGCCCTCAGTGTCGCTTTCAGGTCCGCAAGAGAATCGGGTTCGATTCCGTTCCTCTTCGCATACTTCAGCATCGCTTCGAGAAGATGCTCGAATAACGGACGAGGGATGTCCAGGAAGTAATCGTTCTCGTCGATCGTTCTGACCATCGTCTGATCGTAGGGGACGACTTCAAACTCTCCCTTCCCGTCCGGTCGGAGAAGGTGTTCCTTGTTCGCTTCAATGACGTCCGGGTTTGAGATCATCCCGAGGGAATAGTTCGCTCTGACCTTCACGTAGATCCGGACAACGTTCCTCGTGAACATCGCCATCTCGTCAACGTAGATCTCGAACGGAGGAATGGATCCGGGATCGGGCATTCGATCTCCCTCCTATTGGAGAAGTCCGGGTCTTCCGCAAGGTCCAGGCTCTTCGGGTTCCTCTCCCGCGATGAACGTCAAAGAGATCTCTGAATAAGGTCCGTACTGTCTCGACTCGTGCGTCCCGTCGAGATCCGTGTACGAAATCAGGTTGTACGCTTTGACCTTGTACTGCGCCGCTCCTCCGGTGAGCATCTCCGTGAACTGAGCTTGCTCGGTCGTCTGTCCAAGGAGCGCCCATGCTGCGCCGTTCATCGATCGCTCGACCTCGTATCCATCTCCCGGAGGATTCGCCGCCGCCCACCCAATATTGAACGGTTCCCCCGGAGTAACCCACGCTTCGATATCCGCTCCCGAGACGCGTCCCTGAAAAAGCAACAGAACGCTAATAAGCGCCGCCATCGTCACGAGAATCGTGTGTAAGAATGTCCATTCTTGTCTGAGGGTTTTCGTACTCATCTTTTCTTTCCTCCTCTTGTTTGACCCCTTTTCGTTGCGCTCACCTTGGTTTTCTTCTTCGACTGTGTCGCTATATCGAGCGCGAGATCCCCGTGGACCTGATAGAGTCTCGCGAAATAGCTCCCGATACAGATCGCGCTCGCGACGTCCGCGTTCGTGACCCCCCCTCCGACGATCTCCTCCGCGACCATCTTCGTCCGTCGCTCCGCTTCCTCCCGGTTCATCCAGGGTTTGTTTTTCCGCGCGGTCGTCCACAGAACATCGCTCTGCCACTTGAACGCCATCAAGCGAACGACGCGCTTCCCTTCCAGTTCGAAAAAGAGTTCGAGCTTCCCTCTCGCCGCCGCAAGGTACAACATCGACTTCGCGACATTCGGTTTCTTCTTCGGGATGAACTGATCCTCTATGACCAGAATATCAGATCGAGACACAAGGTCCAGCATCCACTTTGCGAAGACATCTCTGATTCGATTCCCTCTCTTGAGCGGGATGATTCCATGTTCGATACACTTGACACCGTCGAAAATCGCGTAACCGGGGGAGCGCGTATCCGTATCAATTGCACAAATCCTCACTGTTTGGGTTCCTCCGCTTCCTTCCCGATCTTCGGAGTCTCGCTTTCCGAAATATCGACCTGGAAGGTGCCACTGATGGACTCGTTGCAATTGAAGATTATGATCAGCCCGCGCGTCGGCTCCATGAGCTTCTCGAAGAACGGACACCAGTTTCCACAAGGGCGCTCATTTATCGAGAACGGACAGTCTTGAACATATCCATCCTTCAGAAGGTCATCCACTTGTGAAATAGCGAACACGGGCTTTCCTCTTCTCTCTTCCTTTTTGCGCTTTTTAGTCATTCCACAGATCCTCCAGCTTTTCTTTTATGATTGCGATGATCTCTTCCTCTTCCTCCGTCCTCGGATGTCTCAAGAAGCGATGCCATCGAAGAAACTTCGTCATATCCTTCTCGCTCCGAACTCGATCGATCAGAGGATAATTATAGATTTCTTTCTCGCTCCATCCCACGATTCTTGAAACCCTCATGTACGTTTCGCTAGGCACGGCTGGGAAATATCCTCGTTACAGTCTGTAGGATCGTTATTGCCGACGCCTTCATGTTCTCGATCGCTTGCTCCGCTGTCTTCAGCGGATCTTTGTTCCACGCACAAGATGGATGAAGGATCTCGTTACATTTACTCTGAATCATACGAAGATCTGACTCCTTCACTTGCATCGTTATCGGAGTGTCTTCTCCCTTCTTACTCATCGCTCGCTCCTCCTGGACGGACGACTCGTCGCGTCCGCGTTCGTTTATGCTCCTCTGCTTCTCGGAACTTCCTGTTGGTCTTTTTGAGTCTCTCGTTATAAGCTTCCGTGCTCTCGACGTGAATATCGCAATCTCCAAGCGCTTGACACAGAAAGGCGAACCCACAATTCGTTCCGAGCCACTGAATGATAGTCGCGACGATCGTCGCTTCCCTCTGCGTTATCCAATACGGGACCGAATGACCGTACGGAGCGGACTCGCTTCGTCGAACCATGAGATCTTGAAGTGTCCCCATTCCGTAGTTCAAGCCTGGACGACGCTTGTTCTGTTTTTCCCATAGCCTCGCGAAAGCTCTTTCGAGATCTCCGCTCGGAAACTTCAGTCTCTCCGTGTCGATCCCCTTGTGAATGATCTTCTTCCGACCATCGATTCGGGACTTCTTCTCCACTTCACAGAAGAAGCAAACATCGTTTAGTTCAGATCCGTCCATGTCTCTCCCGAAGTTCGTCGTCTTTCTCTCTCAAGAGTTCAAGATCACAGGTATGGTGAAGAATTCTCTTGTGTCCGTCATACAAGATAGTTCCCCTCTACATCGCGCGGGCTTAAGCTCGAGCTTGTCTCCCCTTGACATCTCCAGAGTGACTTTAACGACGTCCTCGAATTGCAGCGATTGCCTTGTTTGTGTCATTGCCTTTCGATCTCCCTATACATATCCAGGATCTTTCTTGTTGGTTGACGGTTCCCCTTTTCAACGTCTGAGAGGTAAGGGAGTGAGAGCTTCAAGCGCCGCGCAACCTCGGTCATCGTGATCCCCCGCGACTCGCGCATCTCGCGAAGACTCTCTGTCGCGATAACGCTGATCTTTCCTTTCCCCTCACAAGTCGGACACGTCTCGATCTTCGCACGAATGGGTTTCTTTCCCACGCTCGTTCCTCTTCTGTTGTTCATTCTCATTTTCTCACCTTCGGAAATTCCCGGACGAGTAGATCCTTCGGAGGATCTTTCCGTCCTCTCATCCCTTTGAAGAAGAACGGGATCCCCGCGTTCCTCGCTTGCGCGAGCGACGAGTATCCCCATTCGACCCGGAATTCTCGCTTGTTCGATCCCGTCTCCGCTCCCACGATCAACCAATTCACGCGCGCGCCTGGATCGCAGTCGTGCGTGGATCCCCCGCTTCGCAGTCCGCGCAAGCGTTTCGCAAGATACGGACGCCAGTCGACATCCTCAAGGAGAGGTTCTCCGCTCACGAAGTACATGGACACTCCCGGAAGAGAGAGCAAGACAGGAATCCGTTGATCCGCGCGCTTCTGGTTTTCTGCGGTCACTCCTAACCATAGGTTCCGAGGACGCTCCTTTTCCTTCAAGCTCTTCCAGTACCTTTGCATCGCGCGCTCTCGCTTCGTGAGGATCATGTACGTGTTCCCCGGAGATTGACGGATCGCGCTGAAGATCTTGTCTCTCCATTCGTCCTCGACGTTCTTGTGGAACAGGTCCGTAAGCGACCCGACGAACACGTGCTCTCTCTTTCCTTTCGTCCGCTTCCTCATGTCGGACAATCGCTCGGGAAACCACGACAGATGTCCCGTCCATGCTCTTCCCTTCTCCGTGACGGTCTTCTTGTATCGCGCCGCTCGAACATGTTCGTCGAGCGCCTTCGAGATCCTGTACTGTCGATAAGCCCAAAATCTCGCGTAGCAATTCTCGCACGCTTCAGAGATCTCTGTACATCCTACGATCGGATTCACCGTCTTGGTCGCCCACTCTATCCCCGTCTTGTTCATCAAAAAGTCTCCTCGGTTTCCTCGACAAGAAGCTCCCTCTTGATTGTGATTCCCTGTTGAACGAGAACGAACTCCATCGCCCATTGAAGATAACAGAGTTCTCGGAGCACGCTCTCAACAGTAACCATCGGAACCCCGTTCTGATCGATGTAGTCTTGAACGAACGCATAGGACCGAACCTTCTGTCTCATGAATTCTAGGTCTTTGACGACGTCGACGAGGGTTTCGAGTGTCTTGTTCATGTGCCCCCCTCCAATACGATCCTGCGTTGAATCTCGGCTCCCTGGTCCTCAAGATAACTTTCGATCGACCATTTGAGATGTCCGAGTTCTTTTACGAGCGCTTCGAGGTTCATTCTATGGCGTCCGTTCGCATCTCGGATTGCTTCAATCCACGCGAAATCTTTCGTCCGATTCCTGAATCGCCCAAGACACATCCCGACCTCCTTCCGAACGGCGAGCGCGAGAACCCGTTCCTTGTCAAGACATCGCCCCATTTCTTCTGGAGTTTCCGTGTATCCCTGATTCGACGCCGCCACGATTGCGCGTCGGAGCCTCGCCTTCTCCTTTTCCGTGTACCCGATGAGAACGAACTCTTTTCTCGTCTTCGGACGATCTTTTTTACCATCTTCCGTTCGAGATCTACGTTGACGAGATGGCGATGTTCACGAGGAACGTTGTCCGGATCTAATCGTCCCGGATAGTTTGTGTGAACGTGGACCACGATTTTGATGTTTCGCATTTGGCAATGATTACACGTCCGTCCTCTTCTTCTGTGAATATCCAGCGCGAGAACTTCGACTCCTGTTTTCTGTTCGAATAGAAAAAGCATATCCGCGATTCCGTTTCCGAGAACAGTCGTCATGAAGTTGAGCTTCTCTCCAGGAATCTGTTCCTTTTCGGTGATCTTTCCATCTTTCTTTTTCGTCATGGTTTCTCCTTTGTCCCACCAAACCCACCCGTCTAAAGATTCAACCTCCCCTACCTTCTTGATTCCCTGTCGTCGCTGCGTCACTGAGTCAGTCGACCATAGACGCTCCTTTCTGCGGACACGTACAGACACGTCCGCTCTGTTTCAACCATTCGATGAGAGCTTGTCCGCTCTTCTCAACAGAGATCCCTTCCCACGTAAGTTCGAGTTCGCCGTCGCCGTCGCTGTCCTTCCACGACATGATCCCGACCTCTTCGCCTTCGAAATAGAAATGTATGGTTGCAAGATCGTCCGATGCCATCGCCGCGATCTTGGCGGTCGTTGCTTCCACAGCGAACCTGATCGGAGCAATGTCCGACGTGTCCGGGAGATCTCCGGGAGGGACGTAATCATATTTCGGATCGTCCTGATAAATGAACTCTGAGTCTCCCGACATCTCTGTCGGAAAGTCCCCCTGAATTTCCCCCTTCTCCTCACATCGGTTCGCCACGACCACGGTGGCAAGAACGCAACAGACGAGAGCAAGAACGATAGCGGACTCGTACGATTTTAATCCTGGTTTCATTCTTCCTTCTCCTCTTCTTCTTCGGGTTGATTGGGACGAACGATCCTTCGAGTCCGGTCTTTCGGGATCTTCTTCTTCAGCGAATTCGAAACTATGTGAACGGGGTCTTCCCCGATCTTTTCTTGCTTGATGTATTCGGTCGCAAGCGTAATTCTGAATGCGACGTCGTCCGGTTTCTTGTGGACACGATCCATCTCGCTCTTGAAGTACAGCGGGATCCGGAGCGCGTTCGCTTTCCTCTTGGAATCAACGATCGACATTTGCATCCGGAATGCCTTCGGACTCATGGTCAGACGTGTCCCGTCGACGAGCGTGATCTTCACTTCTGAGATTGTCCGAAATCCGTCTGTATCAACATCCCAATCGGAATCGTGTTGTCCGTTCATTCCTCATTCGCTCCGTTCGTTTCGTAAAGCCACCACAGACGAAAGATCAACAAATTCACGAGATCGACGATCGTGGTCTTGCTGTCGAACTGCAACATCTTCACCTTTTCGAAATGATCGAGGATATCCTTCACGTTGTAGCTGATATCTCCTTCAAGCTCTCTATGATAGCCGCTGTCTCTCCATCCGTGCTTTCCCTCGATCGCCTTCTGACAAAGTTGCTTGAAGATCTGCGTTGCGGACCAGTCGGCAAGCTCAAAAAGTTCAACAAACGAGTTCATGAGATCGATTCTCTCGGTCGTCAATTCCAATTTACGAAGCTCTCCCTCTTTCATTTCTTCGTCCTCCCGATCTTACTCAAGAGTTCTCGTACCGGAACCTGAACCGTCTTCTCGCTTCCCTCTTTCGCGAGATCAACTCTAATCAAGACCGGACTCTCCCCTTCCTGGATCTCGATCATCGCGCCGACTCTTCCGACAATCTTGTCCGGAGGAGTCTCAATCAAGCGATCCTCTCTTCCCTGATTGTGTCCCTCGATCAAACCCGCGCATCTCTCCGGAAGCGTCTCCGAATCTCGACGCGTGAACGCCTTGTACAGTTCGATGAATTCCTTCCGCTTGAATTTGAGTTCGTCGTACTCCAGGGTACAGACGCGCTCCCATCCTCCCCACTCTTGAACGATCGCGTTGATCCTTCTGTTCAAGAACCGGACGCTGTTGTATCGGCCGACTCCTTCCATCGCTCGGATGAACTCGTCCCACGCGAGCGCCCCGCCTTCGGTGAGTTCGTCTCTTCCGGTCCCCTCGATCAGATCGACAAGGTCGTGGATCCTCGGGAAGAAGTTCGACTTCGAGAGATGCTCCGACGTGGCGTCCCGGATCCGGATGATCCCGTATTGCTTCAACGCTTGCCATCGGAGAAGGTGTCTTCGTTCAGACATCTCTTCCCCGTACTCCTCCGCGATCGCCGTCATGATGAGGATGAACTCCTCGAACTGGATCCGCTCCTCCCTGGTCATCGACTCAATCTCTTTCATCCTGTCTTCTCTCCTTCCTCTTGCTCTCTGAGCTTGCGAATGATGTCCGCTGCGACGTTCATGTTCTTCAGACCCTTCGTCGTGAATTTACCCTTCAGTTCGTTCGGGACGTACTGACCCGCGAGAACCTTCGCCGTGTTCTTTTTCCCGGTCAACCACAAGAGCGTCGCTCTCCAGTCCTTCACCTTCCCTATGAGATACGGACACCCGGAGACGATGTCGAAGTATGCGTCCCACCATTCAAGCGACTGTCGATCCTTCTCGTCCCTCCATCGATTCCGGATCTGAGTGCGAAGGACCGCCTCATCGACCGCGTCCTCCAGGGGAGGGACGAGTCTCTCCCGATACGACTCGATGATCTTCGCGCAAGGACAATCCGGGAACTTCTTCCGAGAGCGCGAAGGCGGGATCCCTGGAAGCGTGTCGTCAGCGTTTTTTTCTGACGACCCCGAAGCGTCAGCGACGGGAGCGTTGTCCCCCCCTCTTTCCCCCCTCACACTCCCCCCTATCTCCCCCTTATTACACATCTCAACCTCTCTTTCTCTTTCTCTCTCTATCTTTTCATCTTTATTCTGCTGCGGACCGCATGATCCCCGTATGCCTCCCCGCATACCGGACCGCACACCTCCCGCATTGCGACCCGCATTCCGACCCGTATGCGACCCGGATGCGGACCGCATGTCTCCCGCATCGTCGGACGCGCTCGATCCCCACCGGGACCGCGCCGCGTTCCGTCGTTGCTCGACCGCCTTCTCGTTGTCTTCAGCTTGTTCTTGAAGGAATGGGACGACGAGACGATCGTTCTCGACCAGAATGATCGGATCATCGCCGTTCGCCAGCTTGGACAGAGTTCTCTCAAGCTCTTCCTCGGAGATCCCCCGAAGAAGGTTGCAGAGATCCTCTGTGTCGTAGGGTATGGAAAATTGATCGGGAGAGTCTCTCCAAACGAACCCGAGAAGTCTGAACAGCCTTCCCGCGTATTCGTCTGACAGACGTTGAAACCGCGTTGACATCAAAAGCTCTACCGGAACCTTGAACCATTTTCGGAGCCCCCCCATTCACTCGTCTCCCCGAGCGCCGTTTGAACGGACCTGTTCTGATTGTTTCGTATGGCTGGATTATTTCCTGAACTTCGACTTGACCGTGGGATTGTTGGATGCGGTAGAGATTAGCGGAATCTGCCAAGCTTGTAAAGAGAATTCTCGAAAAAGATTCGACCTGATTTTCCTTGACATCTCGTTCGTGATCGTGTACGCATTCTCTCGAACCTGGAATGCGGAGCGGTAGTGACGTCCTTAAACGCGCTACCAGAAAGAGCGGGGGACGGATCCTCCGCTCTTTCCTTTTTCAGAGTTCTCTTCCCCGACTTACTCAATCCTCTTAATCCTTGCTGTCCATGTCACGTTTCGTTCCGTCTCGTGAGCGACCATCTTCGGACGAGACCCCTTCTTCCCGGTCACGATCCAGTCTCCACAGCGGAATTCCCTTTCCCTGATCTTTGGTTTTAATATCCGGTCCGCTTGCTCGAACGCCCTATGAGCTTTCTCGTTCGCTCCCCTCGTGTCCAGGAGCTTCAGGATCTCCGGATCGTTTTCGATCGCTGCGCCTTCGTACGCTTCCGGAGGACCGCAGACCGCGAAGTAATCGCAGTTCTTACAGTAGTCCGGGTCCGTGTTGAACCCCTTGTTCGGTTGTTTGTCGAGAAGCTTCGGGTTCTTGATGCACTTGTTCACGAGGATCGCCGTTTCGAGACGTTCCGTCACGTAATCGAGATGATCGTACAGGTTGACCCATATCACGTTCGGAAACATCGTGAGCTTATTCACGACGTAGAAGAAACCCCACTCGGACCCATGCGCGAACATGTACAAAAGCAATTGACACGGATACTTCTTGATCCAGGGTTTCGAGGACTCCCAAAAGTCGTGAACGCTGTTGAGCTTCTCCGCGTCCCACATCTGAAGACCCTTGACCTCGACGGGGATCGTGAGACGTTCCCATATCAGACGCATGTCGATCTTTCCCGTGATGTTCTCCTTACGGTCTTTGATCTCAAAGCGTGCGCCTTGCGCCTCAATGCGGAACCCCGCGTCCTGAAGATCCCTGTACGCCTTGTCTTCGATCCACGCTCCACCTTCGAAGAGGAACTGTTTCTCGGGATCAGGCATCTCCCGGAACTTCCAGTTCACTCTATGATGAAACAGTTCCCGGATACAGGGGCTTCCCATCATAGAAGCCCAATTAGAGTAGACCGGATAACGCTCCTGTTTCTTCGCCTTGGATTCGACGAGTCTCCCGATAATGTCCGGTCGCTTCAGCGTGACCGTTCTCGGAGGAAGCTCGCTCGGACGAATGATCCTCCTCGTCGGTTTCTGTTTCGAGAGATCCTCGACCTCCTCCGCTTTAACCGTTACCTCTTCGTCGCTCATCTCTTCGTTCCTCCGACTTGCGGTTCTCATCGTGACACTTGTCGACCATCCTCGGGGAAAGGAACTCAGGGTGTCGAAGAGCGATTCGCTTGAACACCCTCCAGTCCTTTCGATAATAGTAGCTGTCGACTCCTTCCAAAACCAAACCCCTCGGAGTCGCTTTATCCCGAGCGCTCTGAAGTCGCTCCCCGCACCCGAGACAGACTTTCCAGTAACGCGGGTTGTCCGGATGAAAAATAATATGAGTCACGCGCTCCGCACATCCGCTCTCCGAACATCTCCATTCCGCGCGCGGTCCATCCCCCTTTCTCGTCCGGTTGTCTCTCATCCTGTCAATAAGCTCCATTGTTCATCCCCCCTCGCTCAAAGGTTTCCATCCTCGCTTTACCGCATACTCCGCGAGCGCCGTCTCCGCGCTCTCTTGGTTTAGCCGAATACCTTGAAATGAATCAGTCCGGATCTTCACCCCCGTTCCCTTCTTCTTCAGATCCGGGGTTCGATAGATTGCGAAGACCTCTCTTCCTGGTCCTCTGTTGCCCTTGATCCTCATATAGTGCGCTCCGTCCGTGTAGATCATAAGTTCCTCCGCCTTCCGTAGCTAATAACATATTAGCTAATCAGATAGTAGTAAATCAAAACCAGAATTGAGGGAGCGCTCCCCGAACGACCTCTTCAAATGGGAAGAGATCTCCGTCGTAACGAATCCAGAGACGAGGAGGATCCCCGTTCTTCGGAACCATCTCGAACAGGTCGAGGATCATCTCCTCTGTCAGCGTCGAGAACGCCGTGGAATCGGCCGGCGACGGTGAACAACTCTCCTTGTCCATTCCAAAAACCTCCCGAGGATCTCCGCAATCCAAAGGACGAAGCGACCCTCTCTTGTTTTCGAGAGCTCTGTACAAAGCTCTTCCCATCGAACCGCGAGGATACGCGCCTGCCCCGCGAGCGTGTTTCGTTCGATCCAGGGTTCCGGGATCCCGTACTTCCACGCTCGCTCTCGATCGTGGGTCTTCAGCATCTTGACGAACATCCGGATCCGGACAAAAGGTTTCGCCTTGACCTCGATCTGTTCGATCGTCGTCTCCGTCGAATGCGGAGGGAAAAGGACCGTGTCGACCTTGCATCGAAGCGACACGTCTCCTTTGAACCTCATCTTCTTCATGGTCTTCTGAAACTCTTCGAAGAGCAGCCTGAAGAGCAAGTCCATAAACAGATCGGCGTCCTCCGCTGCAAAGTCCCACGCGTCCGGATTCACGAACGTCTCGATATAGAAGTGTTCGCCTTCATTCATTCACCGAACTCCTCTCTCCACTCTACGAGAGCTTCCTCTAGTTCGTCGAGCGCCGAAGGAATGGGTTTCCCGTTCTTGATATCCGCAGCGATTTCGATCAAAAATTGCGCGATACTTTCCGGTGTCTCCATCGTCGTCCCCTCCTAGTCGAACAGATCCTTTCGCTCGCCCGTCTCCTTCCCGCCGCGATCCTGTCCGCGCTGGAAGCTATCGAAGTCGTTCTTGACCTTCTTGAAGTGAATGTCGATCTGTTTTCCCGTGAGCGCCTTGACTGTCCTCTTTCCCTTGACAGGTTCGCTCTTTCCCCGAGGAGTCCAGGTCGTGAGATCTTCGAGGTACTGTTGCGCCGTCTGAGCGTTGTTGCCGTGCATCTCCAAAATCCACGCTCGCATTTTCTCGCCCTTGTCTTTCTGTTCCTCCGACCATCCTTCAGTCTTGTCCGCTCCCGCTCCCGCGTACGACACTTTCTCCAGTTCGTCACGCTTGACCCCTGTCAGTTCTTCGAATTCCTTCCACGAGATATCGTCCACTCCGAGAAGACGCATCAAAGCTCGACGTCGTCCGTTCGTGTCAAGCTTCCTCATAACCTTTGTTCGGTCAATCTCCTGAATGGGGACGTCCTCTCCTCCCTTCCTTCCGACGAGAGCATCTCGCGAGGACGCGGTCCCCGTGACCGTCACCGACCCGAACATCCCGTTCGTCCAGGACGCTTTGAAATCTCGGGATCCCACATAGTACGGTCCACGATCGTCGTCAAAGGTTTCCCACTTCACTTCCCCGAGCGGTTCGATCTCGACCGGAAGACCGCGCTTGACGATCATGACTCCGGATTCCTTCAGGTAGGGTTTCCCTTCGTAGTCGTACCAATGGCGCGACTTGGTCATGCGAAGAGATGTCTTCACAAGATCGTCGATCATCTCGATCGCTTTCTTCGCCGCGAGATGCGTGACCTCCAGCTTTTCGAGAAGGTGCGGATCGTACTTCATGATTTGCGTATCTACCGACGCCTCATCCTCGATGTACTCTCCATCGTATCCGGGGTCTTCCGGATCCATTCCACTACGCTCGCCGTTCGTCATGCTCTTCTCCTCCGTTTTTCCGTTGACAGTGTCTTCGTTTTGGGTTACGGTGAAATCCTCTTCACCGCTTCGCGGTCTTCGTGAAGCTCCTCCGAAGAAAGGACGCTCCCTCCGGGGAGCGTTCTGTTTTTCGGGGACCGCTCATCCGATCTTCCTTTCTTCCCGCTGTTCCTCCGAGAGCTTCGCGATCCATCCCTGAATCTCCGACTCCCGGAACCTGAGTCCCCGCTTCTTCCCTGGTAGGAACAGATGCGGGATCTCCCCCTTCGTGACGAGTTCCCGGACGTACTGTTCTCCCGCGTCCAGGAGCTTCGCCACTTGCGCCGCCGTCAAGAGCTTGTCCTCCATCCATCTCACCTCCTTTCCGATGTTATTAAACCTTATCAAAGTCTATTTTCGCCTAGTCTCGGTCGAGAGTCAATCTCGATTGGAGAACAGAGAACTCTGTCGAGATCTGTCGATCGACGCGGGGTTGCGTCTCTCAGGGGGATCGCGCGCGGTCGACCCCATAGGAGGGCCCCCGTACAGGGTCAAACGGACGACCTCGGGTCAACGCGATGATCGGACGTGGGTTCGGGTCAACGCAAATTTGAGGGGTTCTTGTGCTTCTGAGGGGGAAACCCGAGGTTTCCCGGAAAGAGGGGTTCAGATCTCAAGGAATGCCATCTGAACGCCGATGTTGTTCGGGTCCACGGATACCCGGACGATCTCGAACGCTTTCCCGTTCCAATCGTATCGACCCGAATCAGCGGGGACGCTCGCTCGCGTGATCTCCGCAGTATCCCCGATCTCCCCTTCGAGCGCCTCGAAGAAGAGGTTCCCCGAGAGATAGTACAACGGCTTCCGGAACCGGACGAAGCGGGTTTGAATCAACCAATCCGCTGTGTCGTCGTCGCGGATCCAACTCGATTGAAGGACTCCCGAGGAGTGGGACCGGAATCCGTATTGCTTACGGAAGACCTCGGAAGAGATCTCTTTGTATCCTTTGTATTGACCTTCCTGGTATCGGCGCTTGTATTGGATCACCTGTCTCGTCATGACCCGAACCCCGGAGATGAACTCCTCGGTGGCGCGCCGGATCCTCGGTTCTTGCGTGAAGTCATAGTGTACGTTCAACGGAAGGACCGTATCCTGAGTTGATCCGTCGACCACACGACAGGAGAATCGATCATCGTAGTTAAAGAAGCTCCTCGCGTTCATGGACAGAGACAGATTCGCAATCACTTCCCCGACCCGCTCGAACGTTTGGGATCCCACGACCCCGGCATACTTCAGACCCGTGACCTTGTCCTTCGCTCCCGTCAAGCTCCCGAGATCGAAATCCCCGCTCGTCAGTCCCGCAAGCGTCTGAAGAACGTCGACCATGATGTCGACCCCGTTCTCCATGAGTTCGTCCTTGTAATCGAGTTTCCCTTCCCCGTTCCACGTAACGACGCTCTGTCCCTTGTCCGCAGCAAACTCGATGAACGCGACGATCTCGCCGTCCGGGCCCACGGATCCGAGGTTGGTTGTGAACCCGCTCGTCTGTGACACGCCATCGACATAGACCTGGTCGATCAGGCTGATCGTACAACCCGCACAGAGATATCTGTAGCTTTCCGTATCGTACAGAACGGTCGGACATGCGCCCTCTTCATCGTACAGACTCCCGTACGGAATCATGACCGGACGCGAGTCCTGCGACAACCGATCGATGACGTGTTGTCCCGCTTGCGTGAACCCTGTCGAGGGGGACACCGCTCTCGTGGGAATGATCTTGTTCCGGATCTCCGCGCCGACGTCCGCGACCACGCACTGAAACTCCCCCTCCCCGAAGGTATAGTCGACGATCCTTCCCTTGTGAATGAGAAGACCGGATCCCGTTACGCCGTCCATGTACAGCTTTAATGAGACCGGGGTGTTCACGATGTTTTGCTCGATGTCTTCTCTCCAAAAATGATCGTCCGTATTATCGAAGACCATCGTGATCGAGTTCGCTGGAATCTCTCCCGTTGCGAAATTCACTTCTCGAGAGATTACTCCCTGGACGCTCTTCAGCTTTCCGAGAAGGTTTGCATCCGGGTTAAAATGGTAGACCTGATAATCAACGATCGGATCTTGACCACCGAGGAGATAAATCGCTCCCGCGTATTGAATGCTGTTCTCTCCGTTCTCGTCGAAATACTGTTGCGTAGAAGCAGCGTAAAGCCCTCCCGCTCGATCCGACTGGACCTGTTTCCCGAAATAGTCGCTCGCGTTTCTGAAGTTCGCTGTGTCCGCCGCTGCGAGTTTCAGCTTGTCCGTCCAGATGCCGTTGACCTTTTCGTAGACATAGACCGCTCCGGACCGATAGACGAAGTCGTCTCCGTCCTGGTCGTACCCGTGATGAGGAACTCCAACCGCGACGAGATCTCTATGCATACAGCAAACGCCGTCTCCCATCCAATCGAAGTTTAGCTCCGAGTACGCTCCGAACTTGACGAGCTTCTTCGTGTGTTCATACAGTCCGCTCGTTGCGTTCAGTTCGTAAATATGCGCCGCTCCCGTCGTCGCCGCAGAGAAACCGCCGTCTTCGTCGTGGTTGTTCTGAAGATGACCGACGACTATCAATTCGTCGAGGATATCGCAGTCAGACCCGAATCGTTGAACCGCTTCGTAATCGACTGTCTCATGGTCGCTGAAATATGGAATCAACCTCTGAAGGAACCCCCACTCGTCCGCTCCTGTATTGTACTTGAAAACATATGCCGCTCCGCATGTCGACAAGGGGTCGAGGTTTTCGTCGAGACCATGAATCCACGCGGATGAAATCATATGCGGATACCATGCAGCGCAGTTCAGTCCGAAATACAGACAGTTCGCGTTCCGATAAACAGCAGGAAGAGAAATCCGAGAATGCGCTTCGTACTGATTCAAGCTCTGGTTCCACTTGTAAACGAAGATGACTCCGGGTCCGTGTCCCCCGCTCTGAAAGTAGTTCTCCCCGTTCCTGTCGTATTCGTGTTCTTCCGCTCCGACGAAAAGCCACTCCTCGGACATCGCGACGGATCCGCCGTGATACATTCCTGCGATCCGATCGTTTGTTCCGAACCCGCTTCCCGCGAGCTTCTGAATTCCTGTCCACGCTCCAGTGATCGAGTGTCTTTGAAAAACGTATGCCGCTCCAGCGCTTCCGAGGAAATTGTCTCCGTCCTCGTCGTAGTCCTGTCCAGGAGCGGCAACGACCATGCGATCGAGATAGATGTCAAGCGCAGCGCCGAACAGGTCTCCCGCCGCTCTTCCGTTCGTACCGAACCCCGTTACTTTCTGTTTGAATTCGTACTGTGTCGCCTGTTCATAGTCCGCTCTCTCGAAGATCCATACGGCTCCAGCATTCGAGAGAGCGTCCACGCCGTCTTCGTCGTAATCGTGCTCACACGCTCCGATTCCCATGTACAGATTATGCGCCGCGAACGCGCTCCCTCGACCGTAGTCCGCAGGGTTGAAGTTCCTTCTACCGAAATAGTCGTTCGCAATCCGCGCGTTCGTTCCCTGCGCGACGAGCTTCTGAACGTAAAGATCCCATTCCGTAAAGTTCCACGCTCTTGTCGACATCAATACTTCCCTTCCAGCTCGTCTCGGTCGATGATCGGTTCCGTCCCGCCAATATCAGCAATATAGACCCCCGCCTTTCCTCCGTAGACCTTCGTCCCGTTAGGCCACTCGATCTTGACGACGATTTGGAATTTTCTGTTGCGATCGCGGATTGCATCCCACATGTCCGCAGAGATGTCGAGAGGCATACTAGGGAAGCTCCTCTTCGAAGATCACCTGAACGCCTGAATGCAGCGCGTTTGATCCGTCAGCCTCGACTCGACGCGTTCTCGTAAAATCGCTCATCCATCGGACGAAATGAGTCTCCCCGGCAAGTCCAAAAATAAACGGCTGTTTCCCGCCCTTGACAACTCTTCGAAGGTCCACGAGTCGTGTATAATCTTCGGGATCGATCGGGTTCCATGAAAGCTGAAACATCTCCCTGTCCGTTTGATGTCTCGCACTTCTCTGACCGTACGGTGTTTCTCCGATCAGGATGGAGTCTCGCTCAGTTAGTCCGAACGGAGGAGCGGGTTCGTAAGAAAAGTCGATCGCCCGTCCGAGGAAGAACGCTCCGACTTCGAAGAAGCTCAGTTCGGAATCGTCCAGGTATAGACGATAGTATCTATACGCGGTCGAGTTCGTAATCCTTGTCAACAGCGTCCCATCGGTTCCGACCGTGAGCGTCTCATTCAAAGGAGGATAATCCCACGACGAACCGTCTCCTCCCTGGAGTCTTACAGTCGACTCCGGAGTGAGGTTTGAGTTCAGGATCCCGACGCCATCGCACGCGCGAGTATTCCCGCTTCCGAGATCGATCAAGACGTACTCGCCCGATCCATCGGTCGATCTCCATGACTCGCGCTGATTGTAGTTGTATATGTTCTCTGGCCTGTATCTGTACGAACCGAAGAATCTCCAGTAATCTCCCTCGTTGAACGCGGAAGCGACAGCGTGAGAAAACTTAATGTACACTCCGTTGTTCAGGGCGACCCACGCGCTCGCATCCGCCTGAACTCCAGTGACCCAATCAATCGACGCGGCTTCGTAATCATCTGTCCACCGCATATAGACGCCGTACATCGATGTAAATTCAATCCTATCCCCTTGATCCACTCCACCGGAAAACGGAAAGCTCCTCGTCGACCCGTAAAGAGTCGCTCCCGCGTACAGCGCTTCGTCTTGTGCCCACGTCGCGCCGTCATAGATGTCGTGCATGATGAGAGACGACCCGTCCGAGACGAGTTCATTCCATGGACCCGTCGCTGTCGCTCGGTAAACGGCAACGGCGGTTAAACTTGTTTTCGTCTCGAACCAATCATGATCGCCTGGGAAGGGGCTTGAACCTCCGAGCGTGTAGCTGGATGTCCATCCCAAATGAGCGAAATGTCCGTCAGATGTACGAGGATCACAATCGACCGCCGCGCTCCCTCTGTGGACGTATTGTTGGCTTCCGATTACTCCTATGTAGTTCGCCCAATACTCCGAAGCTTGCTCAAGTCCGGGGATGATCTTGAACGTTGCGAAGGCGAGTGTTCCCGCTCGCCATTCTGCGATGATTCTCTTTGCTATCGGCTCGGGCTTGAACGCACAGACCGGTTCATTAAAGCCTATTGTAGTTCCAAGGGTAACTCCAATAGGCTTTAATG